TAGTTCCCAGTCTGGTTGTGTAGTAGTTCCCATGGTTGCATTCTCCAGGGTGTTAATGTGTGTAAACGCGCTTACTCAGTCTCAACCGGAAACATTTTCTCGCCACAAGCGCAAGTAGGCGCGCCACACTCCTCCAGCCATTTACGGGTCATACGAACGATACACCCGCAAACCGAACCCCCATTAGATACGGTTACAGTCTGACAAGATCGAAAGGAACGTAGCCCCTTTACTGGCCACTAGGCAATGGACGAACACCCGCAAACCGAAAGCGCGGATTATCTGCGCGGGGTACAAGAGTACTTCGCGTTTACAAATGAAGCCGTTCATAGCTCAGAACCTCCCTACCATACAAGGATCTGAAGTGTGGATAAGCCAAACACCTACCCAACAAGACAACGCGAGTAGCGATAGCGTAACGATCATAGTTGGTTCTCCCTGTGTTGCGTGGTAGTTGCGAGGTGAGTACCCAATAAACAGTACCCCATAAAAAGTAGCGCTGGCGGAATAGTCCAGAAGAAACTAGGGAAAATATCTGTTTTTCTCAAGCGCGGTGCCGATTGTGCCGATTATCACTTCAGATACGGATAGCTAGGCAACTACTAAGTAAGAGGTGTACAATGGTAGACTTCTCACGCCGAATCAAGCTTATGAGGTTAGCGCAAGGGCTAACACAAGAGGAGCTAGCCAAGAGAGCGGGAATACGGCAATCTCACCTAAGCGCGGTTGAACGTGGCGTAAAGAAAGGGGTGACGATTGAGACACTACGCAAGGTTGCGAAGGGGTTACGTTGCAAAGTGGGTGAGCTAGTTGATCAAGATTGCGAAGGGTGCGGGGGATGCTAGTGGTGTGTCCGCCAGGTGGACAATGTGTAATACAACCGGGCGCTTGGCGGATGCTAGCCGGGCGCCATCATATTGATGACACCTGTCGTCATATTGATAACAGTGCGCCGGGGGGGCTAATTCCCCGTGTTATCAAATTGACGACACTCGCGGTGTAGTCAAAGTGATGACACTCCCCCACTACACTGGCTTGCGAGCGTAGTCCATACTGCAAGTGTAGTGGTATCAAGAGGTTACAGCATGGGTACAGCGGGTGCTCGACCCTTTGGGCAGTAGGGTTATACGGATCGTAAAGACTACAGGGGGCCCCAACACCTCAATATCTTATAATCGCCCCCCGGCCGAACAACCGGCCCCGTAATACTTACCCCGCCTCCGGCGCCACGGTAATTTCTCAACTGATCGACCGGGGCCCCAACTGACGCCGGCCAGTCGGAGAAGCCGTTCTCGCTAGATGGGGCCCCTATTCGACGTAGTGAGGTAGGGACACCCTATTTACCCTCAGTGTAACTAGCTAAGCGTCCAGCACGTCTGTATGGCGGCATAGGGGAAAAATTGACAGTTATTTTGGGGGGAGAGAAAAGAGAGGAAATAAGAAATATAATATATATATATATATTATATATATATTACTATTATACTCCTCTCTCCTCTTTTTTCTTTGTGTCCTGGTGTCCTAACCATGTTCTTGATTCCTCTTGTTTTTGGGCCCTCCAGGGTTTTCTCTTTAGCCCCTGACGGATATTTGGACACTTAGCACTTAACTCCTTGCTAGCAAAGGAGTTAAGGTGTCAAGCTACCAAAACTGATGGAAAGACAATGTCACAGGTGGTGGATACCCCTACTATAAGTGGCAGAAAACCAAAGGTGGGGTATATTCTCGGCTCCTCGACCGCCTCTAGATCAATCGCCTGGCCGGCTCACCAGGGCTCGTGAGCCGCTCGTCCGGAGCCTCCGATCGGCCGAGGGTCTATCGGGTCGCCGGTTTCCGAAAAGCCGCTACGGGCGCATGGAGAGCAACCAGATCGGTTTCGCTTCGCGTCCTTCTTTCGAGTGCATTCCACGATTTCGTGTAAGTCGTTGATGTGTGGACCTTTATACACTGTTTGCGTGAGAGGTTTTAGGTTTGGTTAATGTGCTCGTTAGTAAAATGGAAGACTGAACAGTTGAGTTTCTAAACGAGGAGAAACGTAGTGATGAACGAAGTGAGGCATTGTGAAAGGCCGAAGTGCCTGGTTGAAGGTTGCGACGAACCGAAGAAATGTCGTGGGTTGTGCGCGGCGTGTTACAGCATTGCACGATTGCGAGTTAATTCAGGGCTCGTGACTTGGAGTGATCTTGTTTCGATGGGGTTGGCGCTAGAGGTAGAGGAGCGGCCACGGAATCCGTTCGCAAGTGCGCTGGAAGAGAAGCTCGAATCCAAGAAGCAGATGAACGGGGCGATGGATGATGTTGTCGCCGATGCGATGCAGCAGCCGGCTCCCGACGCGCCCTAGAAGCGCTTCGGAAGAGTAAGACGACCTGGCTGGAGACAGTATAGTGATCGATTCGGTTGCGAAGCTTCGGAAATACACTGAAGATGAAGAGGATTTTCAGCGGACGATCGCTTTTTACCAGGATATTCTAGAGGCTCGCAAGCGGCAGAAGACAGTTTTTCATTGCGATGTAGCCAGGATACATAAGGTGCTCGATGAATATGATGAAGAGCATAAAGGAGGCAGGGCGTGTCGTCGGGAAGTAAACTGACAGACGCCCAGCGCGACGAGGTTTGTAATCGCTGGCTTGCCGGCGAGACGCAGGGCGCGTTGGCTCGTGAATTCGGGGTGTGCGATCGCACGATTAAGAATCTCCGCACGACCCGGGGGTTACGAAGCCGTCCAAAGAAGACACCTAAGAAGGCCAGTGGTGCTAATATCGCTGAATTCTCCAGCCGTGCGAAATCAGTTCTCTGGCGGCAAGATACGAGCCCCGAGAAACCAACGTACCACTCGTGGAAAGCGCGCGTCGAAGCTCTTGAATCCAAGGATGGCGGCAATTTGAGTCACAACGAGGCGATCGTAAGGGCCTCGAAAGAGTATACGTGCTTGCTGCGGCTCTTTCGTGAGTACGACGTAAGCCACTTCGATCCGAATCCGGAGAGTCATCCTAAGATCAAGCATTTCGGCCAGAATATCAGCCACGACGAGTCTCAAGTCACGGTCGAAGGGATCGATCAGACGTATCGTGACAACCTTCGCTGGGCGATGACGGCAGCCGGCGCTTTCTTGCGTGCCGGCATCACGCCCGAGACGTGTCCGAATGATGCGTCGTGGTATCTCTACCGGCAAGCGATTGATGAACCCAAGGACTTCATGGGGAAAGTCGGGCAGATGGAAACGAAAGTTGACAAGGACGCCGAGAACAGGGCGGGCCTTCGTAAAGATAGCCAGCGGTCGATCGCAGAACTAAATGATTACTTAGCTGAACTCGACATCGAGGAGAAGAGAGGCGGAGAAACCAATGACTAAAACGAAACCAAACAGGCGCCCGTTTACTCGCTGTAAGACACCTAAGCACCCTCGGCGCGGAAGCTTGAAGCGCAAGGTTGAACTTGTTGGTTGTTGCGAGCAATGCGGCTGGAAGTTCCCGGTTACTCGTGCGCGCACAACACCATCGGCCGCTTGCGCTAAGGGGGACGGATTGACGGTCGGGTGGTTTGACGTTGGCAACGGCCGTTTGCCGCACTTCTTTTGTTCCGGGGCTTGCGAGTACGAATTTGCCGCTAAGTGGAAGCAGCAAGAATTGTTTACGTAGATTTTTTACAACGAGGACACGTCCATGAAAGCGCTTTTTGTCTTGTTTATTTACATCGTTGCCCTGCTCTTTTGTGCGACTGTCTTTGGCGGTGTCGCTGAGGATCTCAGGCAGAATACCGTTATTGTCACCGACGGTTACGGTCACGGTTCAGGTGTTATGTTCACTCGCAGCGAACGCACTTTTATCTGGACGGCTGGCCACGTAGCTAGCATCTTCGTTAATCCCGATGGTACGTACCGAGAAGTTACTATCAGGCAGGGAGAGCGAAGCGGAAAGGCAAGGGTACTCAGGGGCGGTGACATGCTGTACGACGCGGATTTTGCGCTTTTGGAATTGTGCGAGGGGGACGTGCGTCTCGACGGTGTAGCGGATACTAAATTTTATCGGGCGTTCAATTGCATTGAAGTCGGGCAGAAAATCATTCATTGCGGGAGCCCCTTCGATAGGGACTGGAACGAACGGCTCGTCTTCTTTGGACGAATCTCTGCTGTAGAGCAATGGTGCAAGCCTGTTCTCGGGCTCGTTAAGGTCGGGCGCCACTTGGATCAAGTGGACCTTACGGCAGGTGGCGGCTGTTCGGGTGGGCCGGTTGTGGACGCTGAGACCGGAGGGATCGTTGGCCTCTTGGTTATGGGAATGACAAACGGCCATAGGATAAACACTATCGAGCCAACCCGTCGGCTTTATACCTGGGCTGCCAAGCATGATTGCCTCTGGGCGGTTGATCGGGATGTGCCTGTGCCTGGTAAGATCGTTCCGTGGCCGTCTGACAGTTATCTCCGCAGGTGTCGCGATCGCGAGGGTGATACCGACAAATGGGGTGATCCACCGGGGAAAGAAGCCAGGGAGGAGAAGAGTTTGATTCAGGTGATTGTTGAATTCATTAGTAGCGTTATGGGGCAAAATGCGGGTTAGCACTCCTTTTAATCACCACGTCCCGAAGGGGATTCGCGATAATTTCCGTTGGCGCGCCGCGGTGCATAAGCGGGTTATAGAGGACCTTGATTTTGCAGACGTGGTTATTGGGGCGTGCAGGCAAGATCCGCTCTTTTTTATTAACGGGTTTGGCTGGACTTATGCGCCTAAAGCCGACAGGCCATTCTCGAAAGTCCCGTTTATTCTTTACCCGTTTCAGGAAGGCGCGGTTCTCGAATTGATTCGGGCGTTCGCAGTAAAGGATAAGCTGATTGTCAAGTCGCGTGACATGGGGGCTTCTTGGGTGTGCGTGTGTGCCGTGCTGTGGGCGTGGTACGCGCGGCGCGGAACCTCATTTCTGCTCGGTTCCCGCGTCCAGGAGTACGTCGATCAGAGCGGTAACCCGAAGTCGATGTTCTGGAAGTTTGATTATTTTCTCGATAATCTGCCGCACTGGCTGAAACCCGTCGGGTACGATAAGAATGTTCACCGTCGCGCGATGCACGCTGAAAATCCAGAGATGGGTTCGGTTATCGATGGTGAATCTACTAATAAAAACTTTGCTCGTGGTGACCGTCGCACGGCAATTATCAATGACGAATTTGCCGCAGTTGAGAACGGCCCGGCAATCCTAGCTGCCACGCGGGACGCTACGAATTGCCGGATCTGGAACTCTACGCCGCAGGGTACGGGTAATTCTTTTTACGACTTGTATGAAAGTTCGTGCGAGAAAATACGGATGCACTGGTCGCAACACCCCGAGAAGTCGATCGGCCTCTACACGACTGATGAACACGGTAAGTTGAAGGTGCTTGACCGGGCGGGGTTCGATAAGGCAGTCAAGCGTAGTGAGGGGGACGAGGCAGGATTCACTCCGATTCTCGACGGCAAGCTTCGCAGCCCGTGGTACGACAACGAATGTAAGCGGGGCAGCGCTCAAGAAATCGCTCAGGAACTCGATATGGATTTCCTGGGGTCCGGTTATCAATTCTTTAATGCTGACCTTGTGCGGCAAGCGATTCGCGATCACGCCAGGCCGCCGATCTTAGTGGGCGATCTTGAATATGACACGAAGACTGGGGAGCCGATTAAATTTCGCGAAGATCCAAGCGGTAATTTGCGCTTATGGTTTCTGCTCGATCGAGATGGTAATCCACCTAAAGAGCATAAGTATTCGTTCGGGATTGACGTAGCAGCCGGTACGGGGGCGAGTAATTCAACGATTCAAGTATGGGATTGTACGTTGCACGAAAAGGTTGCCGAATATACGAATCCGTTTATTCGCCCTGAATCACTCGCGAAGCAAGCCTTCGCGATTGGCCGGTGGGTCGGAAATGCGTTCGCGGTTTGGGAGAGCGGCGGCCCGGGCAGGCAGTTCGGGAGTCGTTTAGTGGAACTTGGGTATACGGATATTTATTACCGTAAACGCGAGGAAGCCATTTCCAAAAAAGTATCCGACATTCCGGGTATAGCGCAAACAAGAGAGTCGAAGTTGGTGATAATGAGCGGGTATCGCGCGGCGATCGAAAAAAGTATCGCAGTCAACCGTTCTAAAGAGGCGCTCGAAGAAACTTTGGAATATATTTTTAGTCCGGATGGTTCCGTAACGCATTCGCGCGCTGCCTCAAAGAATGATCCGTCTGGCGCGAAAGCTAACCACGGCGACCGCGCAATGGGTGATGCGCTTGCTTGGAAAGGGATCATGGAGCGTACCCGCAGTAAGCCGCCACCACCAACGAAACCACGGATTCCGGTCGGTTGTCTCGCCTGGCGAATGGAAATGCGCAAAAAGAAAAAGCAGAAAGCAAACCGAGAACTTAGTAACTCCTGGAGAATTGGTCAATGAATCCGTTGTCAAGTAAGCAGATCGAGCGTCTTGAAAGAAGTATTGAGTGGTCAAATCGCCAGATGGCATTTCCCCGTAGGAAGCGACTTGAAAACATCCATCGTTTTACCGGGTCGCATTACGCTGAGGGCGGATCTGATAAACCTGTACCCGTGAATTTCGCAAAGATGGCAGTGGACGTGTACGGCCGCACGTTATCCCCGCCGGCGCCTCGTGCCATGATGGCGACAAAACAGGCGGAATTAAAGCCGACGGCAGCTAATCTGGAACTTGCCGTCAATCAGATTCCGAAGGAGATCGGATTGGCGATGGTGTTGCGGAAGCTCGTAACGGAAGCGCTGTTCTCCACCGGAATCCTGAAGGTTGGGCTTCACACCGTATCGCAAGCGATGGGCCAGCCATACGGCGAATCCTTCGTTGATCTCGTTACGTTGGATGATTACTTCGTGGATATGTCGGCAAAAGAAATCAGTAAGATTCAGTACGAAGGGAATATGTACTGGCTCAATTTCGATAACGTGATGGAATCTGATTGGATTAAAAAGAAGGCACGGAATGGACTAAAGCCGGATGAGCATACTGTTATTGGTCCGAACGGTGAGAACCGTGCCGAAGGAGTATCGACGCAAGAGAGTGCCGACGTGTTTAAGGAGCGAATTTGGTTGCGTGACATTTGGCTCCCAGACGAGCGGTTGCTCGTAACGATGGGCGTCAGAAGTAAGAAGGTTCTGAATATCGTCGAGTGGGATGGTCCGGAAGAAGGGCCTTACCCGAAGCTCGGTTTCGCAGATGTCCCCGGAAACCTCCTCCCGCTTCCGCCGATGGCGATCTGGTCTGATTTACATGACCTCGGTAACGCACTCTTCCGCAAACTTGGCAATCAAGCGGATAGCGAAAAGAGTGTTCTCGGATTTCTTGGCGGTAATGAGGAGAGTGTTGAGGAATTCAAGAAAGCTAGTGACGGTGATGGTATTACATACAACGGGCAAGACCCCAAGAGGCTCGTTGCAGGTGGAGTGAACGGAAAGACGTTGGCGTTTTACCTACAAGTACGAGACCTCTCATCGTATTTCGCCGGCAACCTGGACAGCCTCGGCGGCCTCGGCACTATGGCTGAGACAGCTACTCAAGACAAACTTCTTAGTGAGGCGGCCAGCGCGCAGCTTCGTGATATGAGTACGCGAGTTGTCGAGTTGGTGCGTAAAGTGTTTCGTGCGCTGGCGTATTACGAGTGGCACGATCCGGTGAAGCGGCGAATTCTAGAGAAGCCGATCCCGGGGTCTGATATTGTGATTCCGGTGCCTTGGGGCCGAGAGAGTAAGATTGGCGATTTCTCGCTTTACGATCTTGATATTGATGTTTATTCATTACAGGACAATTCGCCTGGACTGAAGCTACAGAAGCTTGGGGCGATTGTCCAGAATTACATCCTGCCACTTGCTCCGTTGATTCAGCAAGCCGGCGGGAATATCGATGTCCAACGGCTCTTGGAAATCATCGCTCGTTATTCTGATATGCAAGAGGTCGGGGAGATTGTGACGTTCATGGAGCAGACTCCCACCCCCTCTGCCGCAGTAGCCGAATCGGGGATGCCGGCCAATACGACGCGGACTTACGAGCAGGTGGGGCGCCCTGGAATGTCGCGGGAGGGGGCCTCGGCTGTCACTCAGCAATTACTTTTGGGTAAGGATGCGCAGGATTCGGAAGTCGCTCAGACGTGAGAGTTTTTCGGTTTGTAGATTTTGCCGTTAGGTAAAATAGAGGTTTAATGGGATTTTTCGCTGAATGGAGATAGCTATTCCGATTTACTGCTACACAACCGAAGCTGGCGAGACCGTCGAGGAGCTTTTTCCAATGGGGATGGCTCCTCCGCATATTACTACCGAAGACGGTGAATATGCAACCCGTGATCTCATGGCCGAGAAGGCCGGCGGATCAAATCATTCTGCCAACTGGCCGATCGAGTGCATCGGATCAGGCGTGAGTGCCCATCAGGCCGGTGAGCTTCGCGCGTTCTTCAAGAAGCATGGAGCCGATTGTGAAGTAACCGGTGACGGCAACCCGGTTTACCGTGACGCAAACCACCAGAAGAAAATGCTAAAGCTACGTGGCTTTTGTAATAAGGCAAGTTTCGGAACTTAGAAGAGAGGATCAAAAGATGCCGCTACCGGAAGAATTTGAGGCTGAAATGAACGCCGCTATTGACGAGGTATTCGTAAAGCCTAAGCAGGACGAAAACGAAGACGAGGGCGCAGGCGAAGACGAGAAGGAAATTAAGGACGGCGACGAAAACGAAGACGAGGGCGCAGGCGAAGACGAAGGTGCAGGTGAAGATAAGGGCGAAGATAGAGACGATGACGAAGGCGCGGACGGAGAGGGCGAAGGCACGGACGGAGACGAGGGCGAGGGTGAAGATGAGGGTAAAGACGGGGCAGCGTCTTCACCCTCGCCCTCGTCTAAGGTTAGTAGCCATGCGCTTGAGCAAGCGGTGCGAGCCGGTATTTCGCTTGATGACGCGATGGCGTTTACCTCTGATGAGTCGCTTCTGCGCGTGGTGGACACGCTTCAGCAGGCCACTGTTAACAAAAATGACGAGGGTGGCGACGAAGAGGACAATAAAGAGGATCTTCTTGCCGATCTTCCGGAACTTGACCCCGAAGTGTATGGCGAAGAGGCTATTAAGTATTTTACTGCGCTGAAGGATGTCATCCGGAAGCAGCAGGAATCCATTGATGAGTTTCGTGATGAGCGGAAGTTGGCGATGCAGGCGAGCCAGGCGGCCGGCGCACGCGAAGTCGAGCAATGGTTCGATGAACAAGTCAGTAATCTCGGCGAGGACTTCGCCGATGCCCTGGGGACAGGAAAATACGGCGACTTGGCCCCGGGAAGTTCGCAGCTTGCGAAGCGAGATCAAATCGCAGATCACGTTGCCGTACTGATTTCCGGCTACGAAGCTGCCGGTAAATCTGTCCCGCCTAGAGATCAACTCTTTGAGGTGGCTGTAAAGGTTGTGCTTCACGATGAACTCGCGCAAATGGGCGAGAAAGAGTTGGCCAATAAATTGGCGAAGCGTAGTACGCAGCACATTCAACGTGCTAGCGGGCACAAACAACAAGTAAAACTTTCTCCGGAGGAAGAAGCTGCGCAGGTGCTTAAAGAGAAATTCGGCATCTAGGAGCGAGGGATTCTGACGGGGTAACACGGGAGAAAATAACACATGGGCCAGGGACTACCTTATTCCAGCATTGACGACGCTGTTTTGCTGACTCAAGACAAGCTGGTTGAACGAGACGCTTTTCTCGATCTCCAGACCGATCTGACCGACCACGTTGCCGTGCGCGAAATGTGGAAGGGAAAGAAGAAAGTGTTTGAGGGCGGCAACGACTGGCGCTTCGATGCGCAGATGGATCACAACCATTCGGCGCGGACGGTTGCGATGTATGAGTCGGATGGAACGACGATCGACGATACGATGGTTACCATGAAGGTTCAGCCGCGCCACGTTAACGCCTCTTACATTTACGATAAGCGTGAACCGGCGTTTCAGCGCGGTGGCGTAGCGATTGCCGATTACATCAAGACGAAGTATGTCGGTATGATGGTCTCGTTTTACGAGTTGCTGGAAGAACTTCTATGGTCGAAGCCGACGGATTCCAGCGATGAGAAGACGCCCTACGGGATGACGTACTGGGTCACGAAAGCCGCGAGCGAGGGCTTTAATGGTCTGGACCCGTCTGGGTTTAGTAACGGTCGCGCCGGCAAGTCTTCGACGGACTATCCACGGTGGGCTAACTATGGCGCGCCGTACGAGGCGATCGGGAAAGAGGACTTGATCCGCAAGATGCGGCGTGGGCACCGTCAGACTCGATTCCGCTCGCCGATTTCGCACGCGCAGCCGAATCTTGGCGCGATGAGGAATGGCGTTTATACGGGTGACTCCGTGATCGGAATTATGGAAGAGGTTCTTGAGAGTCAAAACATGAATCTCGGTAATGATTTGGCGTCGAAGGATGGGCGCACGTTGTTTAAGGGTACGCCCGTGACGTATGTGCCGAAGCTCGACGACGACAGCGAAAATCCGGTTTACACGATTGACTGGATGTGGATGGCAATCGGCGTGCTAGCTGGTTGGGAAAACGAGTTGACGAATCCATACATGGTGCCTAATAAGCACCTTGTCAGCCGCGTTGATCTCGACGCCACCCTGAATATGATCTGCTCCAACTTGCGGAGACAGGCTGTTTATCACAATCCTGCGTGATCGTAGGTTAGTTTCATAGGGTAGCCGGCGCCTCGTCGTAAAGCGCCGGCTACCCGTTTGGTTCCAAAACAACAACAAAAATGAAAGAGGAATAATGAACGAATCTCTTAATGGCCACATTAAACAGGGTCGCGTCTATTCGGAGACGGTCTGGTTCGAGGGCTCGACCGCGCTGCTCGAAGGTCAAGCTGTCTGTTATAACTGGGATTATGGCACGGCCTCAGAGGCGGACGCCCGCCGATTCAACCGCGTCGAAGTTCCGTCTGTCACCAACGCGCAGTATTTCGCGGGCGTTGCCTCTCGGCCTTACGCCGCCCGTTCCGGTGGACGGTTCATCGAAATCTATAAGCCCGGATCGATCTGTAACGTGCTGTCTCGCGCTGACTCGACGATCGGCGTTGGCCGGTTGACGTTCGAGATTACGGGCACTACCGCTACCAACGGCTCTTTTCGCTACGAAGGGCTGGAGGGCGAGGGCTCTTGCGTTCCGTTGCAAACCGTAGATCGCAGTTTGGCTGCCGGCACTTGCCTCGCGAAGCTCGATCCCCCTAGCCGTCCGTCCGGCGGCCTCGAAGTGCTTGACATTGTTGATAACGATGCGATCGGCACTGTTATGGTTGGTGGTACTACGCTTGTTACCGGCGCCACGATTGGAACCGGTGATTGTACGTACACGCTGGCTGATGGCGCGATCGAGGGATTGCGGAAGAAGTTTGGTATTATCACTACCGAGATCGCCACGAATGATTTCGTGATTACTGTCACTAGCGGGCGGAACGCCTCGCTGGCAGACGAGACGATCGCGACCGTTACGTTTGCTGGCTCCGCGACGACTGTTGGCACGAGTGTCGTGCTTGCATGGAGCGGCGCCTGGAACTTGCGTAACGCTACGAAGACTTGTCCGGCACTTGCATAAGGTCAGCCGCCGAAAGGCGGGCCAATAGGCCGCAACCGAAATACTCTCTTCTTTCGGTTGCGGTCGTTTTTCACTGCGAGATAAATTGATGGCTGAGAGTGGTCTTTCGGTTGGTTTCCCTGAGTTGAAAGTCGAGGTCGGCTTCTTCCTTGGCTACGGACGTTCCGGGTGGAGTTCAGCGCAGGAGTCGGAGATCGAGGGCCTCGTCCAGTCCGGTGTTCGGCTGGTGTACTATCCGCCGGCCACCGGAGAGCTTATCGGAGCTAATCTCGTCGGTTACGAGTGGTCTTGGCTGCGGCCCACTAAATCGCTGTCTATCGTTGCCTACTATTCAACCGGTACAGTCACTATTGCTAGTGGCGTTGTGACGTTGGTTGACGGCACCTTTCCTTCGTGGGCGGCGTCCGGCGAGTTATCGGTGAATGGTAGCGTGTATTCTATCGATACCCGTGACGGTGATACGCAAGTCACACTCGATGATACGTCCGTTACCGTGGCCTCCGCTGCCTCGTATAGCGTGTCCCAGTGGACTTACGATTTACCTGATGATTTCGGCAGGTGTATCGGTGATATTCATTATGGGCCAGACGAGCAGTTAGAATCGATTCAGATCATATCCGTTGCACAGTTACTTGCGATGCGTGCAAGTAATACTTACGTCGGCTATCCTCGTTACGCAGCCATTCGATACAAGTCATCGACCGGTGCTACCGGGCAGCGGCAGGAAGTTCTTTTCTTCCCCGGCCCCGATGTAGCGAAGACGCTCTACTATCAATATGAGGCGTACAGTGGTGCGCTGAGTGACAGCTATCCGTATCCACTTGGCGGAATGCAGCTTGCGGAATTGTATACCGAGTCGTGCCTCGCGGTTGCTGAGCGTCGTATCAACGACGAGTCTGGTTATCATAACGAACAGTTTGGACGACTCTTGCTCGATGCTATCGCTCGCGATCGAAAGCGTGGCGCTCGTACTTATGGTCAAATGGGGCACCGTGAGTCTACTGAGTCAGTATATCGTCACGGCTGGACCGGCGGCGATTATCCAATCACTTATAAAGGGGAGTCTATTTAATGACTAGTGGAAAGGCAACTGGAACGGCTAGTAGCGCTGAGATGCTGGCGGCTGATATATATCGCGAACGGGTGGTAATCATGCTCCAGAATGCCGTGTCGTGCGCTATCGGGATTGATGAAGATGCTGTTGCTGACGAGGGCGTGATCTTACAGGAGATCGGCGATACCGTACATCTGGCAGGTGCGGCAGCGCGTGCTCAGGTTAACATCATTGGTAACACCGCTTCCTTGACGTACCAGACTGGTGACGTTGAGGTGAGCTTGAATGGCTACCTCGCGTAGCGAAATCGGAGATAACATGGCATTGACTGAAGCTCAAAAATTTGCCGCTGCAAAGCGCCGAGATAAGGCGCTTCGCGATGCAGGCAAAGACCCGGCTGTTGCCGCCGCAAAGAGGGCGAGAGCTTACGCGGAAGCACAGAAGAAAAAGAAATCTAAGCCGACTCCGCAGCAGCAGCGTTCGGAGAAAGCGTCTAAGCTGAGGAAGTCTCTTACAAAGTATTCGTCTGGACTGACGGCGCTGAATAAAGCTCTCAGTCCAAAGAAGAAAAAGAAGAAGTAACCAACTGCTGGGTTCAAGTACCAGTTTCATTTTTTATTAACCGGAAAGGTCGTTTACATGATTGATCGAATTTGTAGTCTCCTCAAGATGGAGAAACCCGAATTGACTCGGGGTTTTTTGTTCGCAAGTGGTGCAACCGTCCCTTCCGACGGCACCGACGGCTACCAGACCGGGTGCCTTTTTCAGCACACCGATGGCGGTGCTGGGACGGCGCTTTATCTCAATGAGGGCAGTATCACGTCTTGTGATTTTAACCGTATCGAAAGCCCCGGCGGCAGCTTGACGCTCGCTGATTTACAGGATGTTGCCGACGCCTTCGGCACACGGCTACTGGAGACCGGTACGTATTCGAGTTCGGCCAGTAAAGGTGTCACGCTCAGTTCGACGAACAATCGTCCCTTCTCACTGCTGTATGACGATGCCGGCGTAGCCCTCAGTAGCGCTGGCGTGGTTCGCGGTATGCTGTCACGAATCCTGCTTACGGTGGACGTTGCTGGCTCGACGATTCTGCCGGCGCGTGGGCAGTTGAAGTTGCTCGATCTCGTTGACGTAGAGACCGGAATCTACGCTCCGGTCCAGGGCTACATCGAAGTCGCCGGCACGTCGATCTCCAAGAGCGGTGCGACCCTCTCTTGTCTCTCGGCAAGCCTGGAGATTGGCACTGCGTTGACTGCCGCAAGCGGTGGTGAGGTGGCTGGCGTTCATGTCGAGACGACCGGCTCCGGTACGCTCACTGCGACCGGCACTGTGGCTGGTATCTTGATCGATAAGGCCGCCGGAGCGGCCGACTGGCCGGTGGGGATCTCGATTCTGAATTCCACGAACGCTTTAACGATCACGGCCGCTACGACCTATGCGATCGACATTCAAACTTCCGGCTTGTTCCGGATGGGTGTGCAAGGAACTGGTATTCCGGTTGCAACCGCGACTCCGTATGCAATGGAAGTGCATTGTGAATCGACCGCGAACATTGAGTCCGGTGCTACTGGTGCGACTGCCGGTGTGTATTCTCGTTACGAGGTTTCGGCCGACCAGACTTCACAGTGCAGCCATATCAGTATTTTCGGCAAGTTGCGGGTCAAGAAGGATTTGGCTGATGGCTGTCATGCCGGTCTGTATGGTTACGTGGAGATTTCTGAAACCGGAACTGTCATCGGTGGTGCAGCTTCAACTTCGACGGCGGCTGTTGTGGCGGCGGTTGAGGCCGACACGAATTTTGAGCTTTCTACCGGTCACCTGAATGGTGTCTTGATCGATTCGAGCGTCCATGCCGACGCAACTATCAGCGGCACAATGGCCGGTCTCCGGATCAAGAAGACTTCCGGCAAGATGACCTGGCCGACTGGCATTGCGATTGAAGCTAGTGCGACCACGACTGCTATCAGTATTGGCTCTTGCACCACTGGCATTAGTATGGCCGGTACGTATACAGGTAATGGGATCAACTTTACCGGCGAGTTCTCGGACCATGTGATTGATATTCAGCCAAGTGCTGGTCTTGGTAGTAATAAAGCGCTGTATATTGGCACTTGGGGTACGGAGGCTCAGTTTGACGATGGTGGTGGGCTCTTTAGGATGTATGGAAAGCCTGGTGCTGGCGGTGGAGTCTCTGCGCAAATGTTTGTAAGGGCGCTTACTGACTGTTCTAGCAGTAACGTCGCTTGCCAGCTTTACGCTGATTCGGATGCCAGTACGCCCGGGCCAACGAATGTCGAAGCACTGAACTGTTTTGCTATGCTGAATGCTGGCAAGTATCTGGCGGCCAGCACTAGCTGGATGCAAGGTCTAAAGTCCATTTGGGCAAAAGTTGGCGCTGATGCTACTAGCGTCTGTAATGGCAATGTGGCTCCGCTGTGGATCGACAATCAAATTAACTGCGCAGTTGGTGGCGAGGAGTATGGTATTATTGCCACCACCGGAGGTTCGCGGCCAGATGCTTTCATTGGTTTCGAGACTACCTCCTCCGGGTACGATCAGTTGCTCTATTTCGACGAGACGTTCAATTCCGACGCCGGAACGTGCGTTACGACAGATTCGGTTCCTGGGACGCAGGATGCTAGAATTAAAGTTTATTACGACGGTAAGCAGTATTACTTGGCGTTGTATCGATAGTTCGTGAGTTTCTCCCGGCGGCCGTAAATCCGGTAGGGATAACCCTGCCCTGTTGGCCGCCGGGTTTTTGTTTCTTTCCTTTTCAGAAGAGAGGTATTACTATGTTGCTCGGTCAGATTTTTCAGTCGATGCCGTCGTGGCGTAAGCTTTCTGCCGTAAATATGAAGCCGGCAGTCGCGTACAAGATCCTTAAATACACGAAGGCAGTTGATGCGGAGTACGAGGTTGCCGAGAAACAGCGCGTGGCGCTGATTCACGAAATTACCGGGACCAAAGAGGGCGAGCAAGCGTCGATTGAGCCCGACAGCCCCATGATGCCGGAATACGTCGGGAAACTCAATGAAATCATGTCACAAGAGGTGTCGCTCCAAAAGATCGATCTTGACTTTGATGAAGTCGTTTCTGTTCTCGATGGCAAGGACGATGTTCTCTCGGTTTCTGATCTCGCTATGCTGGAGCCATTCTTCGGAGGCGAATAGCCGATGGCGAAGAAGCGTCCACTTCACGTACCATTTCCTTTGGCTGGGTTGAATCGGGCCGGCGCTTATCGCCAACAGCGGCCTTACTCGACGCCAGATTGTCTGAATGTACGGGGGGCCGCTACGCTCGAAGGACGCGAGCGTGGCGGTAGTCGGCCGGGGTTGATATATTCGCATGACGATGATCTCGGGTCGGACGTGCGCCTTCTTGCGCCAATGACCCTCGCACTCGGCGATGGATTCACCGCCTGGTCCGACACGTTCAGTGGTACATCGCTTGCTGCCGCATGGGCACAAGCCAGTTGGGCGAGCGACGTACCGAATATCTTACCGTCTGCGCTTGCTGCTGTGGATACGACTGTCAGCGAGGGTGAAGTAGTTGCTAGCGCGTTGGCGATCGATACGGCGCAAACCTATACCGTGGAGATGTTCCTCGCTCCGTGGAACGGTGCATGGCATGGAAAATATCGCCTCTACTTGCGGCTGGACGATACGACGCCGGCCTACGCTACAGACGGCGTGTTCATCGAGTTGGTGGCAACGGGCACGACCGGAGCATACACGGCTTCGTTGTGGTCGTATACAGGTGGTCTCGGAACTGAAGTAGACACGGCCGACGATACGCTGAGTTCCGTGTATCCTGGCTGGTTGTCTGCGACCGTAAGCGGCACGACCGTTACGGTATACTGGTGCGGTACGCAGATCCTTACGGGGACAGTGGACGCGCATACCGGCTCTCGTGTCGGCTTCGGGATGAATTGCACGGTAGACAGTGGTCTTTGCCTGGCGAACGTCTTTCGGGTCCAGTATTATTCGACTGGTGTTGTACCGTCGCTAAGGTCCGTACTGGTCGCGTCCGCCGGTGGTGATCTTTACACGGAAGGCCCGTATGGGCAGCTTACCGTGGTGACTTCCGATTTGACGGTACGCAGCGACACGCTGCTTACCGCAGCGCAGAGTGGGCAGAAGCTCTATATTGCCGATTACGGGGACCTCCGCGATACAGGTACGGATGGTACGGTATCGGGCTCGGATCTCGATGACGGGGGTGGCCAGGACTGGACGACGCTGGGGATCGATACCGATTCCGACGTGTGCGTAATCTCCAATGTTGGAGGGAACACGGTTGCCGGGACTTATGAAATTGCTTCCATTGCCGCCGGGGCACTTACGCTTTCTTCGGCGCCCGGCGACGGGACGTGCTCGTATCGAATCGAGCGAGCGCCGAAAGTGTATGATCCGTCCACGGATACGATTTCGATTCATACCGCAACAACCGGCCAGGTGCCTACGGGTTGCCCATTAGTGAGTCGCTATTTAGGGCGGTTGGTGTATTCTGGTGCCGAGATCGCTCCGCACGCCTGGTACGCGAGTCGGCAGAACGACGAGGATGATTTCGATTATTCGCAGACCGACAGCCAGCGGGCGGTTGCGGGAACGGCAAGTGATACAGGCGTGCCAGGCGATCCCATTGTGGCGCAGATCACGCACAGCGACGACTATTTAATTTTCGGCTGCCGCACGTCTCTCTGGCGTATGGCCGGTGATCCTGCCTTTGGCGGTCCCTTAGGTGCCGTAAGTCGCACGATTGGGATTGTCGGGCCAAACGCATGGTGTATGGGACCGTCTGGCGAATTGATCTTCATGTCGCTCGGCGGGCTTTACGTGCTGGCTCCCGGTAGTAATTCGTATCCGATCCCGCTTTCCGAAGAAGTGCTTCCGGCGGAAATGCGGAACATCGACCCGAATATGCATACCGTCTCGTTGGAATATGACGTTGAGGATCGCGGGGTCAATATCTTTCTGACACCGGAATCATCCAACACGCGCGTACATTGGTGGTTTGACTGGGGCGGCAAGACGTTCTGGCCGATAACGCTTGCCTCCGATCACGAACCCACGGCTACTTGCACGCTACAGGCGACGGCGATTGAGGAGTCTGGGACCGTACTCGGCTGCCGTGACGGGCGGCTTCGTCGTTTCACTCATCTGGCCGGCAATGATTGTGGCACAGCATTTACGAGCTACGTAATGATCGGCCCGATCCCGCTGGCAAAGGATACGTATGTCGGATCGGTTGTAAGCATGAGCGCTGTCATGGCCGCTGACAGTGGAGACGTAACGTGGGCATTACAGCCGGCGCTGACCTTTGAGGGCGCTATCAGTGCATCATCTTCGGATACCGGCACTTGGACCGAAGGATTGAACAATGCAAATTACCCGGCGTGTCGCGGGCAGGCTTGCGTCTTAAAGGTAACCGGATCATCTGGAAAGAGATGGGCGTTTGAACAAGTGGTTATCACCGCTAAGGAAGCTGGTCGCAGGAGAAACGCCTAGTGGATCATAGAATTCCTAATACGCACAGCCCTGAGGAGGTTCGCCGTGCATTCGCGCGATTGAATAACCAGGCTGATATTATCGATCAGGGTGCGGTCGGTCAAGTCTTGGTTGCTACCGGTGTCGGGTCATTGCCGGCGTGGGGAACGGAGCTAACATCACTTACGAAGCTTACTGTTGATAATATCACAATCGATGGTGCTACGATCTTGAGCGATACGGGTGCAATCAACTTTGGTGATGAAAACCTTTCAACAACTGGCTCTATTACGGGCGGGTCGTTAGTTGTCGATAACATTACAGTTGATGCCGCCACGATTACTAGCGATACAGGTGCGATTAGTTTTGGTGACGAAAACCTTTCGACAACTGGAACAATAGCTGGAGTTAACGTCACGAGCGGAGCCGATCCGGGGCATACGCATACGGCGACAAGCATTACGTTAGATCACCATTCATTGACTGGTTTAGGTGATGACGATCACTCGCAGTATCATACCGATGCTCGTGCGGTAACTTGGTTGAGTAATAATCACGAGTCTACGTATAACCATGTGAACTACGATACAGCTTATAGTTGGGGCGATCATGCTGGATTGTATGAGAGCGCCGGCGCTGTTGCTGCGCATGAATCTACATATAATCATGCGAATTACGATACCGCCTACGGATGGGGAGATCACGCGGGACTGTATGAAGTCACTGGCAGCATAGCGACACATGCTGCGATTTCTGACGCGCATCATACTAAGTATACTGACGCGGAGGCGATTACCGCGATCAAGGGGGATGCATCGTGGAACGCAACAAATTGGGATACGGCTTATGGCTGGGGGGATCATGCTTTGGGTGGCTATCTGAAAGCCGATGGCACCGTGCCGCTGTCTGCCGATTGGACGACTGGCGCGCATAGTATCATCGGTAGCGACCATTGGTATTTGCGTGCCGACAATGCGAAGCTGTTCTTTGGTGCTGCTGATGATGCGGAGATTTATTACAGCGGTGTGAATCTTGTAATCAATCCGCTTGCAGTCGGCAGTGGCGGCTTGGCTATGCCGGTTGGCGCTAGGTTTGCAATCGGCGTTACCGGTGGTGTCTCGACAACCGAGAATGCCGGCTGTGATATTTACCGAGCGGAGACTGACCTAACCAAGGTTGGTGTTGGCATTAGGTCCGACTTTCAGTTTGGGCCGTCTGGCGCTGGGAATACCACTAAGGCGATGTACGCATTTTATTACCGGTGCGATACAAACGGCTCATGGACCGGCAATCATACCGCTACTGGGATCTACGGAGCATACGGAATCTTTCGGCATCAGGGCTCTGGGGATCTCGATAATGCTTACGGCGCAAATTACAGGATGTTCATTCGCCCTGGTGCCGGTAATATCACAAATGGATATGGAATCAAGCTTGAATTAGTTGACCAAAGTTCGGCTGGTTCATTCGGAAATACATACGGGCTCCAGATCATCGGTGCCGGGCTCGGTACCAGTAATGCGTTCGCGATTCATACCGACGGAGGCGTGATTTATTCAGCCGGTGACGTTGGTATCGGTGTGGCTGCGCCAGATGAGGCGCTTCAGGTTGCTGGCAACATTCATGTGGACGATAATTACAAGGCAATCTTCGGCACCGGCAAGGACGCAACGATTTACTACGATGACACAAACCTCGTTATTGACCCGGACGAAGCTGGTTCCGGGAAGGTGTTAATTGGCGCTACGGCAGATGATGAGATTGATGCTGGATCGTATTCGGTCGCTGGTTCCGCTGGGGCAAGCGGGACCTTCACGACAACTGACGGCAAGACAGTTACGGTAACTAACGGAATTACCACTTCGATTGTGTAAACATCATGTCTGGTGCGTATACTGCAAAACCTGCCGCCGATACAACGCCGGATGTGCCGTCGGGGTGGAATATAGATTGGCCGTTCCCAGGGCCGTTTCCACCCGGGTACATACCTGAGTTGTCGTTCATTGCGTCCGGGCCAACGGAGATTATGCCTGACGATACGGCAAGTGGAATTGAATTCAAGCTCGCAGATCACGATACCTATGTAACCCAGGAGCCAAGCGAGTCATTAACGTACACGGCGACAAGGAAGAGTGATTCGTCTGAAGTACAAATGAAGTTCAGCGGAGGAAGTGAATTCTTTGCTTCACTCTCTGACTCGTACAGCGACGTTGGCGATGATTTCTGGGGCGGCACTGCGGATATTATATTCGATATTGATGCCAGTGATATTGGTGATACTATCGTGCTGACCGCAACAAGCGAGCCGCTTAACCAGAGTACGGTTACGCAGACGCACGAGATAGATGTCGTGGTAGTATACACCTGGATAGCATCGCTTACGGTCGTTCATACGCCGCATCCCGACGGCGATGACCCTGGCCCGAATTACACAAATTGCAGGTGGCAAGCGAGATTCGGCATTGATGGTGGCGACTCGACGGAACAGCGCGGGTCGGCGTGGGTTAATGCCGGTGGTGCCAGTAGGACGGATTACGAATCTGAATATGGAGACTTCACGGTAACTCTTGCCTACGGGAATAAAGAGACGTTTAAGATTGGCTGTGATGCCTTTATTGATGACACGTACACGATCAAGTTGGGCTCGTCGTATGTTGCGAATACAATAATGACAATCGACATGACACTTGTGATGTACGGTAGCGGCGGGCAGGAAGTCGAGTACACAAAGAACACCGAATGGCCAATACATCCGTCTGGTGCATGGGACTGGGAAGATTGGCTGACAATCGATGGCGGAACGGGTGAAGTGACAGTAATCAATTCATAGCAAAAATACGGGAGAAAAAAATGGTAGGTAGGGGTCGGCCTGGTGTCTCGGTTACGCGGGGTCCATTCGGGTTGTCGCAAGTTGGTTACGATTCCGGCGCTGCGATGCAGCAAAGGCTCGCGCAGGAGCAATGGGATTGGCAGAAGAAAATCTACGGTCAGCAAGCCGCTGCCGCGAGGCAGGGTGCTACCGGGTTGTCTGGAATGATTGACCAATACAACCAAGCATACGGCGAGGCGAAGGCTGCTAACGAGCAGCGTTACCAGCAGATGCTAGGTATCGCCGACCAAACAACCGGGCAGCGTATGGCTGATATACGCGGAGATTATGGCCAGCAGTCGTCCGATGTAATGCAGCGTCTCGCGAGACTCGGGTTAGCTAACACAACAATTGCCCCGACAATGCAGATGGGTATCAATCGCGAGAAGCACGCTTCGCTTAACCGGGCCGCCGATCAGATGCAGCAAACCAAACTCGGGATTATGGAGCGCCGAACCGACGAGTATCCTCAGTCGGATATTATTCTGAAATTAGCAGGAATGCTCGGCCAGGGGGGCGGCGGTGCCGGTGCAGGCGGGATTGTGAATGCCCTCAGTAACCTTCGGTTAGGATAACGTGATATGCCAATTACGGTACGACATGATGCTGGTGACGGCGATCTTTCTGCGCTAACTGGACTCGCCGCTCTAGCCGGTGCGATGCAAGCCAGGGCGCCTCAGGCGCCGAGAGTAGATCCACAAGGTTTGCCGAGGGTGAGCGGGCATCGACCACGCGGATCATTACCGTCTGCGATGGCGCGTGGGGCAGCGCTTAGGGCGGCGCGTGAAAAGCAGATACGGGATATTGAAGCGCGAGCCGATTTAGAGAAACAATCGGCCGATGACGCAATGAAGCGCACTGCCTTAGAGGCTGGCCTCGGTCAGCAAATGCAAGAGCAGGAGTATGATCTCGCTATCAGCAAGATGCAGGAGCAGGCGAAGATTGCAGCGAATCAGTTCGAGTACAAGTTTGATGCTGGGCAAAGACAGGAGATTGCCAGGCTTAATAATGCTCGGCGGGCAGTCCAATCTAGCACTCGGTTTTCGCCGGAAGAAAAAGAAATTGCGCTTCGTCAAATTGATATGCAGCAAGCTCAGATTGAGCCGTCTGCATTCCCGGCCGATCCGAATAAACTCCAATTCGAGGAGGGTAAGGAGCCTGGGAAAGTATGGCGTGGCGAGGATGGTTCGATTCTCACAACGGACCCGGAAACCGGAATGTCGAAGCTTATTCAGCGATGGGATCAGGGGCCGGAAGCTGCTGAAATGGAGGCGCGGCATGATTTGATGGTAAAACAACTGGATGCTCGCCAACGATTTGAGGATGAACTCTGGAAGACGACTATTAAAGATCCCTTGACCGGCAAGGAGGTATTTCTGCCTGCTGCTGAAGTCCAGAGGCGAATTAAGGCTCGTTATGGCGATGGGTCGCAAGTGAACCCCGAGGAGCAAGGGGCTGAGGTCCAGCAGGCATTACACGAGAAATACGGGTACGAAGGAGATCGCCCGCTTCCCTTGCCCCCTCAGTCACCCGAGCAGCCGCAGCAGCCTGTCGAACCGACCGGCGAAGAGAGTCAGTGGTGGTCGGCCTTAGAGTCGCAGGGTATACCCGTCTCCCAGAAACGTAAAGAGATGCCGTTAAAGCAAGGGTCTGCTTTGTCGCTGTATGACGTATATCGGAAGCAATACAAATCATACGACGAGATCCCTGATGAACTGAAGCCGGCGTATAACGAGATCCGCAAGGTGGTTGAGGAGTATTATGGGCGATAGCCTTAAACTCTCTGATGTAGCTGAGCTTCGGTGGCTCCAGGAGTCTACCGAGGCCGATAAGGAACGATCCGATGCTGAGCGTATTCGTGAGCGGCTCAGTGAGGATCGTAAGCGCGCCGGCTATGAAGAGGATAATCGGAAGCGTAGGCGGAAGATGCTCATGGAGCAGTACGGGTGGAAGCTCGTTGATTCCCACGGTCCACGCAGGCATGAGGTTGCGCGTAGAGCAGCAAAGGAGATTACGAACCGCGAAGATCGCTTGTGGCTTGCAAAGCGAGTAATGGATGCCTCTAAGGCTGTTGGGTGGAAAAAACGGAAAGACGCAGCAAAAAAGGGGTTCGTACGTAAGTTCGGCGAAAAGTTATATGAGCTACCGCAAGCAATCTCGGAAGGCGCTATAGATATTGGTGAGAGCTACGCTGGGCTCGGCCGGGTTATTGGTGGTGGTGACAAAGATCAAGGGGAGTTGAAGTTCCAGCAGTTACTTGAGGCGGCCTACCAGAGTGGTGATCCCAAAAACCAAAACAAAGACAATATCGCATGGAGAACGCTTCGCGGTAGTGCAAAGCTCTCTCCGCAGATCGCACTCGGGGCGCAGGCATACAACGTCGCCGGAAAGGCTGGCCTAGCCACGCAAGCCGGTACGCAGATGCTTGCCCCGATTCGCGAGCGACTTGTGTCTGAGGGCGTCGAGCCACGTTCCGCAACGGCGATTGCTACCCTGGCTGCCGGGGTGTCGGGAGTGATCGAAACCGCTGTGCCGATACCAGGGTTCGGTAAGGGTGGATTAGCGGCAACGGGCAAGAAGATTGCAGACAAGGCAACGGCAAAGCTGGCCAGCGAGGGCGGTAAGAAGGCGATCGGGACCGCCAGCCAGTTCGGGGCCGAGTATCTCGGCGAGGTCGGCGAAGAGTTTGCGCAGGCCGCTGTAGAGTCGATCGCGAGTTTGAGTGGTGCTGCGTTGGAGGGTGAGACCGAAGGGCGCAGCTTGGCTGAGGTCCCCCAGGAGGCGTTGGCTGGATCACGAGAGGCTGCCTTGCCGCTGTTGCCAATCAGTCTTTTTGGCGGTGGATTACATATTGCCGGGCAAATTCAGAGTGCCAAGGCACGGGAGCAAATTCAGAAATTCGCAAGCGAGAATAAAGCGCCATCCAGGAAAGAATGGAAACGGCTCGGACTACCGGCTGAGAGGGGTGTCACACGAAAAGATCGGCTCGCTGCCGTCAAAGAAATGGCTGAGGTTTGGGCTAAGACTTCCGAAACTCCTGCGACAGAGCAAAGGGTTGCCCCCCCGGGGAGCGAAACGGAGGAGGCCGGCTTACGGCAAGAGGTCGCTGATTTCCTAGCTGAAGAGTCCGGTGCTAAGCAAGTTAAGGTGTACCAGGATCAAGTAGCAGGCTTAGTCGGCAAAGAAGCTACGGAGGTAATGAAGTCTCCTAATTTGGAATTCGAGCGACGGCGCGAGGCGGCGCATGGTCTCTCGCAGAAGACCCCTGGTTTTTGGGCGCGGCAAGCCGATAAGATTAAGTCGTTATGGCACGCTGCCACGCGAGTACAGATCAATCTTCCTAAAGAACTAGTGACGGCCAATGAAGTTTGGCGGTTACGGCGCAATGCCCCGAATGCCGGTTTAGATGAAGCCGTGCGCCAGGCTGCGGGTATTACGCAAGAGCTTGGGCCGACGCAACTTGAATTGTTTGAGCGTTATCTTGTCACGAGAAATCAATTGCGGTCGCTCTATATGGAGGATGCGGAACCACTTCGGTTGGGATTCGAGTCAGTAGAGGAAGTAGAGCAGTATGAATCACGGCTCGCTGCGATAGTGGAAGCTACCCCTGAAGTGAAGCAAGCGATTCAAGCCCGGCAGGAGATGGTTGGCCGGCTTACTGAGCGGCTCGTATCTGAGGAGTTATTGTCCGAGAGTGCGCTGGAGGATGTGGATTCTTATGTCCACCAGCAAGTATTGTTGTATCGTAATGCCTATCGTCGCAGCCTTGGCGGAACGACCTTATCTAAAAAGAAGACGTTCCAGAAAAAGCGAGTGAAGGGAGCGGAGAGTCTCGGAGAAGAGTTTGATTACAACACGAGTTATTTGGAGCCGGAGATTGCTTGGATGGCCGATGCGCATACTGCCTTGGCGAATAAGCAGTATTCCGGCAAATTGGTAGAGGAATACAATAAAGCTAAGGAGTTTACCGAACAAGCCAAGGAGAAGGAGAGCACGCTTCGCGCGGTGGCTGAAAAAGAGGGGTACAGGATCATAAGCCGGAAGTCATTGTTTGGTACTGCGGTTTCTATCCAGGATCATGTCATGGAGGAATTTAAGCAAGCCATTGCAGAGGACCTAGATTTATCTGACGGTGAGCTTGAGCTTATGGATGGCGGCGAGAATTCAGAGATCCTTGCTTTTCCTAAGGAGATTGTGGATCAATTAGAGGATGACGCTCAGGCCCCTAAGGCGCATTGGTTAACGCAGATCAATGCGGACATGGTAAATGCCTGGAAGGCGTGGACCTTAATGAATCCGAAGCGGATTATTGGATATAATCTACGAAACATTTCGGGCGACTTGGACCCAATGCTTGCTGCTGAGCCGAGAGCATTACTTGAAATCCTGCCGGCGCTACGTGAACTCAAGCAATTTCATTTTACGAATGAATCACTGACAGATGATTTGCGTGCCTCGCGTGATTATGGCGTGATAAATTCCGGCTTCGCGGGCACGGAAGTTCAGAAGTTCGGTGATATGCCATTGTTCAAGCGGTTCAAGAAGGGAGCGGCTCGCTACAATGCAAATCCGGTTACTGCTTACATGCGGGTAGCGAAGACTGGTACTGAGTTTCGTGAGAACATTCTGCGACACGCTGCATTTAAGCATTACCTAAGGCTCGTCAAAGAAGGGCGGCTGGATCACTTTGGGGCATCTCGTGCGGTGGCTGTCAAAGAAATCCAGCGACGGTTTGGTGATGAAGCTGCTGCCGCGCACTTATCGCGGAATTTGCTTGGCGACTATGGCAACATGACAGTAATGGGAGATTACTTTCGGAAACATTTGTTTCCATTTTGGTCATTCGTCGAGATCAATGCGAAGCGGTATCCGCGTATTCTGGAAAATGCATTTCGCGCCGGTAAGGGGCGAACGGCTACCGGAGCAGTGCTAGCCAAGATTGCGGTTGCCCGAATCGGCATGATGTACGGTATGCTGTGGGCGTGGAATAACCTCTTGATCCCTGCGGTTACCGGTGAAGATGACGAGCGAGACCTGCCGCCTTATGACCGGGCAAACCCGCACGTCCTCTTGGGGCGTAACTCCGATGGTACAGTTAAAGTCTTCCGAAATGTCGGGGCACTCGGCGATTTGCTGGAGTGGTTTGGCGTGAATGAGGCGATCGCCATGCTACCAAAGGCCAAGAATGGCCAGATCGATTGGAAGGATATTGGGAAGGAATCACTAAAGGCACCAATTGAGAAGTTCGTCGGATTGCTTCGTCCCGAAGCTAAAACGAGTTTCGAGGTTCTTACCGGGAAGTCACTCTTCCCGACGCCGTTCGAGCCGCGATCGATTGATCGTGGGGAGGCCACTGCAAATACGCTCGGGCTGGCCGAGGAGTATAAGCAGATCAAAGGGGCGCTTACTGAAACCGGCGATCGGGCGAGGCCGCATTATCTTCAGCGGTATTTGCATGGCGTTGTAGACCCGAGGGTTACTGCGCTGAGTGAGATTTACGATCTGCGCAATAGCTATCTGGAACAGCAGGGGGCGCCAGAGAAGGGGTCGTATCCGATAAGCGAGTACAAGCCGGCCCGCGAGGCTGCAATCAATGACAATAAGGCGGCCTTCCTGGAGTGGAAAAGAGCTTTCGTTGAGCGGCACAGGTTCACGAGCCTCCGGAAGTTTACTGGTTACCTTCAGCGAGTTGATCCGATCGCGGCTAGACTCAATGAGGCAGACGAATGGAAATTCGAGTACCAGTATCTAACGAACGAGCAGCGCGAGAAACTACGGATTGCCAGAGAGTATGCCGCTGAATTGCGGGATAGAATGGTCCTTTGGTGGACGGAGCCAAAAAGCAATTAGCGCGGCACTTTTAGAAAGCAAGAAACTCGGCCTTGTATAATGGTGGGTATCGTTTTCCCTTTTCTCTACGAGCTTTCGCATGTCATCTGAAATTCTGGATTGTATCAAACCTGGCGATATTATCGGTTTTTCTGGTCATCACTGGATTAGCGCTGGCGTGAATTTGTGTTCATTCGGTATTCCATTCTGGAGTTTGTCGCATGTCGGGATCGTTGGCTACAATAACTCATCCAAGCGGGGCCTTCGGCTCTTTGATAGCGCGCACGGATTTGGCGTTCGTTCTCAGCCTCTCAAGACCGGTATCCGATTATATGACGGAAAAGTTTGGGTCTACCGGTTGGCTAGACCATTGTACCTACATGAATGCGCACGCCTTTGTGCGCATTCTGATAGTATGCTGGGGCGTAGCTACGACAGCACAGGCGCCCTTCATGCAGGTGGAAAAATTTGGGCTGCGATACAAGGGGTGCTCAGAGGAGAGAACCTCTCGTCTTTCTTTTGTTCTGAATTCGTAGCAGAGCAATTATCTCACATCGGGATCTTTAATACAACCAATGCTTCCCGTTGGTCGCCTAATAACCTGATGCGCAAGTTAAGGCGGCTTGGGATCGTCGAGAAACCAGAAAGAATCAAATGAAAGAACTAGCAGTAGCAGTAGTCCTCTTGGCTTTGGTCTGTGGCTGCAATACATACCGAGGTGATTACCCGACCTTCGCAACCGAGTGGCCGGCAATTAACATACCGCCCGATATGAGAGAGGCGAATTACGCTGGTGGATCATGCGTACATGCTTCGTTGGTTACACTGCTTCGCTGGCAGAATCGCAGCGAGGCAGCGAGAGCGTGGAGGAGCGAGTTCTACGGTGGGGAGTGGGCTACGTCCATTGCACGAAAGATGGATAGCCGGGGGATTCGGTATGCTTACACAATCGACGGGGACGTTCGCTTTTTGGAATGGGCTTGCCGTACCCGTCGTGGCTGCGGCGTCACCGTCAACGGCGGTGCGCACATGGTAACCCTCGTTCATCTCGATAGCGAGTGGGCTACGCTTCTTGATAATAATGACATCTCTAAATTTACCTGGCTGCCTCGCAAAGAATTTATTCGTGAATGGCAGGCCAGTTTCGGGTGGGCGGTAACACCCGTATATTCGCCTCATGCACCTTACCCATACTAGAAAGAGAGTACGAAATGCAACCGAAAAATGAATGGTTTATCTGGGGCGCCGGGGCCCTTGTGTTTGTGTTAATGCTATGCGCCTTCAAGGTAGCAACAGGCGCCGAGCCAGATGCCGAGCCGATTGCCCGAGAGCGCGTGTTCAATCTCCCGCAAGATAGCGACAAATGGTTTATGAGCGTCATTGGTGACGGTGGAGATCGACACACGGAAATTCTAGCGTGGTTCGATGAGAATGCGGACCTGGCTGAATTGAAGTCACAAGTTCACTTTCACCGCATCACGACTGACAGTAGAGCCTTCAAGGATAGGTATGCGAAAAACGTAACGGAGCTTCCTACTATTAGGGTGCAGAAATCCGATGGCTACGTGGTATACGAAGTCAGCGGAGCGGCAGTGCCCGATGACGCAGGGGATCTCTTGAGCGAAGTGGCTTACGCTTCTCACATGGCCGGTGGACCGATCTTTAATCGCGATGGGCGGATCTTCCCGATCTTCCCGATTTTTCGACGGCCGCTACTGCCGTATCGGTATCGGCACCAGGAACAGCATCAGCAGGAAGACTGCGATATATGCCCGGCGCCTGATCCGTCGGTGCAGCCTCCAGTGACCCCTAGGCCGTCTAAGCCCGAACCGAAACCTGACCGGGGCGTGCCAGTTGGTATTACGGTTCTTTTGTCGCTGCTATCCATCCTTGGCGGCGGCGCCGGTGGAATTGTCGGCAAATGGAAAACACTTACATCGTAACTAGGTATTGAATAACACCACAAACTGAAGAAGAGGTCCCCAATGAGTTTGCTTGAAGTGATTTTGCTTTGTATCGTCGGCGCTGGCGCCGGTAAGGTTGGTATTAGTTGGTTGCTAAAAAAGGACACCGCGCGTGAGGAGCGTCGTCGAGGCGCCGCCCAAATGGCCCTGAAGCTCAGCGAGTACGGCCTAACGAAGACTTCCGAGTTCCTCGTCGATTACTCAGTCGGCGACTACAGCGCCATGGCCGCGAAGCTAAAGGACGTTGGTAAGACTTTCCTTGCCGGCGAGACGGCGGTACTCGAAGAGTTTGGGCAGATTTTCGAGCGCGTGCTGAAGGCGAAGCTTGACACCGAAGACGGTCGTAGCATTATTGAGTCCAAGCTCAATGAGGCTCTCGTTAAGGCGAGCAATACGCCGCCTGAAATCGCGATGCTCAATAAATAAGATTTCCTCCTACGATGCTCAATAAGTAAGATTTCCTCCTACGGAGATTCGCCGGCTGGGGTGCAAACCCTACGCCGGCCCTCCGTGAGGTTATCCTGGAGATAAAATGACGGCCGCCGAAACCAAAACTCTGGAAGCCCTTCGTGCCGATTTAGCAAGCTATCACGTCGAGGTACGGGAACATATCGCCAGGTTTGAAGCTTGCGATGGAGCCGTCCAGGGGTTACAGGCCGACGTGTACGGCCTGCCCGGGGAGAGGGAAGAAGGAATCCTAGGCGCTGTAGCAGACCTCCAGCATAGTAGGAAGCTAATTCTGCGTGCCCTTAAAGCTGCCTGGGCGGCAATCCTCTTAGTGGCCGGCGCATGGGCAGAGAAGTTCTTTAGCGGTTGACTCTGCTGGGCAAGCTCTGGGTATAATATCTCAAGAAGCTCCCATAGCTCCTCGTGCCTCTTGTTTATCTCGATCTTCTGCCGACGACGTTCGGCCTCTCGCGCTCGATCAGCCTCTCGTCCCTCGGCCTCCTTTCCATCGGCGCCCGGCAACCAAAGAATGAATGAGAGCAAAGCGATATGTTGCATGGTGAGTACCTCTAATTCAAGTATAGCTCACAGACGCAGCAGACGCTCGATACGAGGCCGTTTGCGATCGGCGACTATCCAGCCAGCGAGCCCTCAGGAGGCCGCGTATGGCCGCTTAACGGCTCGTGATAGCAGGCTGCGGGCTTCGTATTCATTACCCCGAGAAACCGAGCGTGGCCACGCTCGGCACGGTATTCTTGTTGCTTTTTACTGCTTTCTATTGGTGCTTCTTGGAAAAACAGAAATAATTCTGGAATTTCCATAAGTGGTTGCCACGCAACAGGTTAAGTGGGGTTTTAATGGAATTAAGCAAGGGCACAGCACCCGTTGCATCTACTTTTAGGCGTGGCGTAAGTTCTTATGTCCACTAGACTTGCGACGACACCTATTTCCTAGTGCCCCTCTATCACGCTCGACACTACGCTTGACGAGGTATCGGTGCCAAACTACAATAGGGATAGACAACTTGATAAGCTACCCTTGAGATGGAGGCACCAATGACCCTGAATGAGCACCGCGACTGGAAACGAAAGCATTCAGACTTCCCGTTGACCGTCCACCCGAGCGGCCAATGGTCCAAGAGGATTTATGGGAAGGTCTATTACTTCGGCCGACTAGACGACCGAGACGCCGCCTTGCAGTTATGGCTAAAAGAGAGGGATTATCTCTTGGCCGGCATTCAGCCACCGACGCACAACAGTGGCATTACGGTTGATAAGCTCCTTGAGAAGCATCTAAGTGACGTTGACGCGAGGATCTCCGCCGGGAAGCTCGCCGGTAGGACGCGACGAGATTACCTCGTGCTGCCCGCGCTTTTCCGCGATGCCGGCCTGAGTGGGATGCCGGTCGAGTCGCTTAGCCCGATTCACTTCGCGATGGTCGCGACTAAGCTTGAGGAATCTGGCCGAAGCCTGCGGACGCAAAAGAACATCATCATGTCCACGAGGGCTGTCTTCAATTGGGGCGGGCCAAGGGGGATGGGCTTCTTCGACGAGATCAACTTTGGGCCACGGTTCAAGGCCCCTAAGCTTAAAGCGATCGAAGCGGAGCAAGAAGAAGCTGGGGTTGTGAGGTTCTTAGATCGCGAATCGATCTTAGCGACCCTTGCCGCCGCGAAGCCGGGTATGAAGGTCGCGATCCTTCTCGGTATCAACTGCGCATTCTATCCGGGTGACACGATTGCCGTACCGCATAGCCGTATTCATGTTAATAATCCTGCGGGCGGATTTTCCTATCACGATTTCCGGCGCGTTAAAACAAAGCAACAACGTAAGGCGGTCTTGTGGCCGGAAACCGTGAGGGCGATCAAGGATTACTGGATCAATCACCGCAAGCACCCGGCGACATGCGAACAACAATTACTGCTTACACAACACGGTAAGCCATACACGCATGACAGCGGATCAAGATCGTTGGTTACGGCGTTCGGTCGGCTTCTAGAGCAGATAGGCCAACGCACAGCGGGAGTCGGGCTCGGCTCGCTGCGGCACACCTACGCCACGGTAGTTGACTCCGTACCGGACCAGGCTATGATTGACCTAACGATGGGCCACACCAATAAGAGCGTTCAGAAGCGAACGTACCGTCAATTGAATTTAGATGAGATCAGCCGACTGAAGGTCTTAGCCGACAAAGTTCGCGGCTGGTTATACAATCAAGAATGAACCCGAAACGCCAGTAACTCTTATCATTGGTGATAATAATCGATTAACCAAGTTCGAGATTCCGTGGAAACAGAATGGAGTGCCATTTCGTGTTCGGCAGCAATATGCGTACAGTATTCTGAATCAACCTCAATGACCGTGCATGGCTTATTGAGTCGTTTACACACTCTTAGGACAGTGCCGGTGCCACCAAACGGATCAAGCACTGAGCCGCCCGTATGCGTCGTGAGTTTGATGCACCGCTCGACAAGCCCCTCGTGAAGCTGTGTCGGATGCCATTTACGGCGCTGCCCGGAGTTACCGGTTACCCTTGGGAAGTCGAATACGTCGCCGGGCACTCGGCCGCGCGGATCGGCTCGTTTGTCGCCGTTCTTTTGCCGCCATGACGGAACGCGGATATACTCCGGAAATAACGGCGAATTCCCATTGCGAAACCGCCAGAGTGGCCGGTAATTATTGCCGAGATCATGGTGATTGTGTTGACCGAACGTGAAGGTTTGGACGCACGGTTTAATCTCAAGTTTACGCTCGCCTGCTAAAACAAAAGAGATGTGGCCGATATACGGTAGCCATTTAGCGTTGAAGCTAAACCAAACCGTATTAGCTGCGCCTGTGAAGGCGTATAACCACGCCCAGAGCTTTTCTTTGTACTCGCTTTCCGGTAACTTGTCATTGTAGCTACTGTATTTGCGGCCAATGTTATCTGGCGGATCAGCAAAAATAGTATCCCATCTACGGTTGACTTTCCCAAGATACTCAAGACAGTCATCGTTAATCAAAGCGTGCTTCATTCTTCATACTCCGCATTTAAGGTGCGCTTCAGGAAGCCAACATGGTTAAGTGTTAAGCAGGGTGAGAAATCTGTAAGCTGAGCGCGCAGAACCTTTACCCCGTAAACGGATAGCGCCGTCCCGAGCTTGCCGGTTAAAGAGCGATTTACAGTAGCCCGTTCAGTCTGTAATTTATTTAACGGCAGCGACGTAATGTGAGCGCAGAACACGCCGAGTGCCTCGTCAACGAGGGCTGCTTCCACGTCGTCGGTATCCACTAAAGCTTTCCGAATAGCTTCAGGGGATCGATCGAATTCATAACGAAGCATTCCGCCGACCACGACGTTCTTCTTATCGACAGTCGTGAGCGCTTGAGTCGGTAAGTCTGCTGTCTGGATATTCCCCGGCCGGCAATAGAACGAAGTCCAGATGGGCCAGAATAACCATAGGCCGGGATCTAATACCCGTACTTGCGCGCCTCGTTTTATGAGCACGCCAATATCGGTACATTCCAGGTGCCGGATTCGTGGAAAGCATTTACCGATCCATCGTGCAAGTTCCCCGATCCAAGTTGTCTCAAGCATTTATAGTCTCAAGGAGCCAGTGGAGTAGTCATGGCATTTAACAGTTGACGCAACCGCACCATTGCCGTTGCATGTGATGTTTTGTGGCCAACATTCCACGGCCGAGGGATTAGAAAAGTCATCCCGCCAGCCTCGCGGAATGCTTCGATGTTATGATCGCCGTCGTCAATTAACAGTGATCGTGGGCCCGCACAGAATTGCTTGCACGGGCCTACCAGGAATTGCCTGTGAAGCCATGTTGGCATGGTGCGCTGTATCCATTCGAGCTTGCCTGCCATGCAATCCGGGTCGAGTGTTGGGCTACTAAGGATGCAGACGTTTTTCGGCCCGACGCTCCAGGCGCATGTCCTAAGTAATGAGTCGCATTCTCGTGACTTCGGGACGTTTGCCCAGAAGTTACGAGGAATACTCTCCCAAAACTCGGCCGTCGTGAACTGACGGGTCGGGTGCAGCGCGTTAACCGCAGCAACAATATCCCAGCCCCAGGCTGGATCATAGTCGCTGCTATCGTGCGCGGTGACCGGGCAACCGAGGTATTGCAGCGCGGACATCGTGAAGCAATTCAGTACATCATCGAGGTCTAAGAAGATACGTTCGATTTTCATAGTCTTACTGTTCTCCGTGTGCGTAATCCGCAGGAGTTCGCTGTTTAGAGAGAAGTTCGTGTAAATACCCGAAGGCATTGAAGATAACTGCGCAGAGCGCTTCCTCTGACGTGATCTCATGCGTATCACGATCGTCAAAAACGCAGTAGCCACGGTGCCTGAACCATAAATCCATGAAGTGACGGAACATTGACTTCATGTAAGTGTCGAGCGGAATCCCTTTTTGCCAATTGTCACTATCCCGCATCTTGCCGTCTGCCTGAATACGATGCTCGTTCAGATACATGGCGTATCGCTTTAACGCGACCGGTGACAAGAATCCTTCGTAATCGAGTTTTGTATCGTCGGAATCTCGTGTAGCGCCAGTGTCAAATGTTCTCATGTTGCTTTCCTCGTTCTCGATTATCTAATAGTTAAATCCATACGGCTTATACTCGCCCCTCATGTTACCTTCCTCCTGAACTTAGATTTGTGATACCTCTCTCCCTTTCCACACGGCATGATTTCATGGTACGGTATGCCGTCCAGAATGACGGCAGCCGCCAGAATTGGGCGATCTTTTATGTGTTTACCGTAAGCAAACTGGTAGGCGTCAACATCGATCCCGCAGCCAACGTCAACGGAAAAGATACGTTGCATCGGATTAGCGCGCCACTTCACTCCAGCCTTAGAGTGACAGTGCCCCATAACCACGGGCATAAGCATCTTGCCGGCCACGTTCCATGCGGGATGTATCCCCCCTTGGCCGGTGCCGTGGAAATAATACACTCCATCGATAATATGCTCGTGCGACCATTCCCAGCCTGGTGTGCTCCATATCTGGCGGTAATTCCGGATAAAGCAAGACGGGATATTCACAGACTCCGCAAGACGAAGTACGCGCTCGTCGTGGTTTCCGATGCACACCTTCGCATACCGAAATGTCCCCCTCCACTTCTGAATTTCTTGCTTCGCTGCATGGTATTCATCGACCGGGCTAGGGCAATGTGGATTGGCAGCATGAAAGCTAATCGCCTGGAAATCGATAATATCGCCGACAAAGACGACTTGATTACAATTCCATTCCGAGTATAAATCTTGGCAAAATTGCATGTAGCCGGGATGGGTTGCCGGTGCATGTACATCACCGATCACTAGAACTTTCGCCATTATTTATTCTCCTTAAAGTATTCCTTGTGCTCGCGATCTATTTTCTTTACGACTTTCTCAGCACGCCTGGCTAAATAAAAGAACAGTGGATTTGAGATGACACGCAATTCATCGAGCCCTAAAATATCCTGCGCCACTCGGTACAGTTCAGATGCGCCGGCCTCGTTGATTATCGGTGGCAACTTCGCGTTTCTACGCGGCAATCGTTTTGGTTGCTCTTGCTGGCCGTCGGAAACCATCAGCCCGCATGTTGGACACTTCCTGGTGCGCCTGCCGCCGAGTTTACGTGGATGCAAGAAGTAGAATCGACGCACGGCATGGACCGTTTTGCTAGGCACTTGCGAACGAGATACAGTGACTCTATCTGGCAGCCCAGCCAGGATGAACTTGCGAATTTCTTCGCGCTTCTGCGGCGGCAGCGAATTGACTGTCTTGCAGACATAGTGTACATGCTGCACCGCCTTATAGGACACACCAGCACGGCGAGAAATTTCGCTATAGGAGGTATTCTTGTTTGCGAGGAGCTTGCGAATGGTCTCCTCTTGCTTTCGAGACATCATACCTACGCTTCCGGCGGGAGGATTCTAGTGATCGTTAATTCGACGCGAGGAAACTCTTTATCGACACTGAATTCTGGTGTGCCGCGCCGCATGTGCCGATAATCGTCATCCGGAACGAGCTTGGCGTCCACGAGTCCATCATACGCAGCCTTCAGGGCCCCTGTTGCGTTGTCTTCATCACGTCGGCGCGCATCTTTGTGAAAAAACGCAGCCTCGACTTTTGCGAATTCCCACGGAGTCGTTACGATACACTCTGCCTCTACCGCTTCTTTCGCCAAGCGACGATACCGCTTCGTAGCGGCAGCCTTCATCATCCGGCCGCCAAAACTTCCGATCGTGCAATTCGGTTGCAAAACTTTGACCGGCAATGGCAGGATAACGACAACTGATTCCGAAGTCATTCTTTTGTTGCCTCCCTGGCCTTGAGGGCAATATAATGCTCGGGCGTCCAGTACCGGAAAGTACGGCCGTCCGGCTCCCGGAAAATCTCCTCAGCCTCAAGTAAGTCGCCAATCAGATTATTCCGCGATCGCTGATCCGTCCATTGCGTTTTCCTTGTGATCTTCCTGTGTCGGCATCCAGCTACACCGCACTTGTTAATCATGGCTACAATCCTGCGTTTATTCTTTCCTATTTGACTTTCCGCGATTTCGGGTACAACGACCCGGAGGAAAGAATCCAGCAAGAATTGAATTAACCGGCAGGCGTAATCAGCGATTGATGCAGTAATCTCCGGTTTACTAGCGTTTTCACTGGCAGCACAGATCAGTGCGACTCGGCGAGCATTCTCTTCGCCTTTTGCGTACATGACAGCCGCATCGTTATTTATTCGGCTAAATTCGGTGAGAGTGTCGTCAAACTTAATAAATACCCTCTCCGCCTCTGGCGTGGCTTCGACCACAATTTGCTGCGGTGGTGCCTCAGCGAATTGCGGGGCCCCGTCAAGTTCACCTGTCTTCACCTGAAACTGCGAATACGTATGGCCGTCTGTTTCGCCGTTACCGCGCTTCCACCATTCTGCACATTGCGTGACGATACTTTCTGGTGGAGGAACTGGGCGAGCGCCGCGGTTCTTCGGCGGATATTCATCGGAGTGAAACATTAAACACCGACTGAGCCACCCGTCTTGGATCTCCTTGGGTGAGATACCGTCAGTGAACCGTTCGGGTGTCGCCATCCCGTAGATGCAGCAGCATGGTTCTATAATGGTTCGCTGCTTCCCTTCCTCTGCATACTCTTTACCGAGGTAAATATCACTTGCAGTGGAGTACAGTCTCATTAACAGCGACACAATTTGTGTGTGGTGCGGACTGCCACTCTTTAGATGAGCCATTAGGTGTCCGATTTCATCTACGAGAAAGATTGTAGCTGGCCGCTTTGCGACCCTGAGTTCGATTGCTGAATCAGATGCGAAATTATCACCACCTAATAAGTCAATACAATCGGCATACATGCACAATCGACGTATACGCTTGGGTGCGTTATTTTTGCCCGCCGATGATTGCGCTACGCCCATGCAGTACAGATTTGTCCGGCCGTCATTCGCGTCTTTGATTTTCCTTCCGTACAGCGCGCCAAGGAAGGCCAGCGTACAACCGAGCGTAAGAAACGGCTGCGGCCTCATTGAAGTTGCGTTAATCCACGAGCAGATTTCGCCGAGTAGGCCGGTGGGTTGTATTAAGAATTCAAGCTCACGAGCACGCGCCGCCTCATCCCTGTCTTGCGCTTCTTTCTTTATCCGGTAATCGCAAGAATCGACGGCAGCTTCCTGGTGTGTTTTCTCAATGTGATTCGCTATTAACTTCGCAGTATCTATCTCTACCCCTGGTGCTTGCGCGTAGTCCGGGTCATTTAATAGCCAACCGAGAGGTTTATCGCGAGGCGGATTCTTCCGCGCCTCGGTGATCTTGCGACGAAAATCCTTTTCATCTCTCTGATTGCCTAGATCCCACGGTGGTACGCAACGGGGATTATACTCGCTGGCCAGCAGGGAGTACGCCTGGCTGTCAGATAGCTGGAGCCCGCTTACCATGCCTTGTGCGGCCCAGAATAACTTGTCGTGTCCGCCTTGCCCTTGAACGGCAGGATCGCATCGGGCGAGCCAACAGGAAGCGCGACGACAAATATCATTAGAATAACGCATCCTGGTATCCGTGCCAGGTGCGATATTTACCGGTGATACCTCTTGTTTGGCCGCCGGCTTAGTAGGTCGCATAAAATCCGGATACTCAACCGGCTCACATTCCCACGGTAAATTATCCTCTCCCCATTTATATTCGCCCCCCTCCGGGCATCCGTCATAGGGATCGAGAACGGATGGAGCCAAAACTACGTAATAACCGTCTCCGCGTATATCGACCCCAGGACGGAAGTTATTTTTGTTGGCCGGCGGATTGTCAGTATAGTAGAACGCATGTAAACCGCCGCGTGGCGTGTGCTGAAAGGTTGTTGGTGGCAACGACGGGAATTCCTTCAAGGAACTGAAGCCGTCAATCCCTTTGTCTGCGTTCACGTCAATATCGATGACGTAGACGCCACTCGCGCCGCCGCAAGCTAGCCCGATATTGGCTTTCGGCCACTTCTCCCACCACGCGCGAATTTGCGCCTCGTCAGTCGTAGCATCCTTGACACCATGCGACGTAATCGGTTGCTTCTTGCCTGGCTGAAGCGGAAAGATTCGCCAGCCGAAGGCAGCGTACCAGATGGCGTATTTAAGGAGGTTGGTCACTCGGATGTCCCTATACTGAGGTTTCGTTATGCAGTTGCAAGCGGCGCAAACCTCCAACTGATAGCTCCAACTTCACGCCAATCAATAAACCCGATTGTGTCTCCGTGCTCCGTGCCTGTGATGTATTCAATTTCGACATTCTGTATTACTCCGTTCTCTTCTCTCACTATGGGTTCAGTCTCACATAGCACATGAAGTATCGCAGCGTGCCTAAGACAAATTCGTACTTTCCAATGTGGAGGCAGATTGGTATTATTGGCGCGTTTTGGTTTAGTCATGTCTGGGTCCTACGGAGCGGTAATCTGAACTCGAATTCATAATCAGTGAGCCACGGTGCTGGGGCTAATAGAAGTCCCTTGAATGTGAAACACTCAGATTTGTCGTCGTCGCGGATAAAATCTATGCCAAGTGTTTGATTTACCCGCCTTATGTTCTTGATTGCTGCGTGATGGAATCGCTGCGAAACAAGAATCACAGTCTTGCGGTCCCGTTTCGGGACGCGATAGAATTCCCGCCTTATGATCCGCATAACTTCGGTAACAAACGGATCTTTCTTGCTGCTCATTTGGCCTCCCCTGAGAGTGGCTGATTGTAATCAACGATCTCGAAATACTTGCCGTTCTTCCGCACGGTAATCGTCTTGGTCCAGTCGAGAAGCGACTGCGATAAAAACATGTCTTCTAACGCGCTGTTTACGGTCGGTCTCTCGCTAGGTTTCTTTCCTGATCCAGATGGCGGAAAGCGCCTCAGCCACCACTTCCATGCAATCTGCCCCGCTGGCCCGTCGTGATCGAGGCAGATCCACTCGCGAAACATCGACAGCCCGCAACGATACTGCACCTTTAATGAGTCGGGGGAGCCTGGCTTCTTGTGCCTAGAGGTAATAACTGCGTCCACCCGGTGCGTCTCAGGTTGAGATGACAGAATAGACCGCTTGGATGCCTTGTCGCCGTGCATTCGGCGTTCGCGCTCGATTTCTTCGAGCCGGTCGATTTCTTGCTTGGGAATCTCCCAGCCGCAAGCCGGGCATACCCGAATTGCACGGCTGAATGACTCCCTACATTCCGCGCACGTTGCCATTACGACCTTTTGGCCGGTCCCGAGAAGATCGAGTGGACCATGTTCTTCAATACAACCGGCGAAATCCAAGACGAGACAATTTTGCTTCCCCGCACTGACCCTGAGACCACGCCCAACCATTTGCGAGAACAGGCCAGCCGAGAGCGTCGGCCGTAACAATACGATGCAATCGATGTGCGGAGCGTCAAAACCTTCGGTTAGCACGTTTACACAACACACTGCACGTAATTTCTTGGCCTTGAAGCCGCGCACGATTCGATCTCGTTCGTGGTGCTTAGTTTTTCCGGTAATATACGGCGCCACGATACCATGCTTGCCGAGTTCAGCCGAAACTGCCTTGCAATGCTCTATATCCACGCAGAAAAACACAGCCGCCTCGCGGCCCTCTGTGGCCATGACAGTGACAGCTTCGTGAATTGCGCGGCTAACGATAGCCGATTTATTCGTTGCCGTCGCTAACGATCGTACAACGTAATCGCCGCCACTATTCCGTTTGACTTTGCTTAGATCGGGTTGCGATTCACTGACTTTCGATCTGAGATTCGCGAGAAAACCCTGCTGAATCAGGTCTGTCACCTTCGCTTCGTAGCATATCTCGTTGAGAATATGATCCTTGTGGCAGATCGGGCCGCAACCCATACGAAACGGAGTGGCTGTCCAGCCGACGACGCGGAGATCCTGGTTGAATCGGCGACATCCCCGAATGAACGTGCGATACTTCCCTTCGCCACTCGGCGGGATTCGGTGTGATTCATCGACGAAGATGAAATCCCACGGTGCAAACTCCCCGGATTTCTTGTAGATCGAGTCGATCGACGCGAAGAGGAGCGGCGAATCGTAATCCTTCTGACCAAGGCCGGCAGCGAAAATGCCAATCTCACCTTCCGGGTACGCCATGCGGAGCTTCTCGGCGTTTTGCTCAACCAACTCTTTGCGATGCGCCAAGATACATCCACGAATCCACGGTGCGTCGTTGTGCCATCGCCGGATTATAGACGCCATTGACACGCTCTTGCCGGCGCCGGTCGGGAGGACTACGCACGGATTTGTGGTTTTTACGCAAATATGCTTGTCGAGCGCGGCTTCTGCTTCGAGTTGGTATGGGCGGAGGGTGAAGGTCATTTGGTTAAAAGCAATCGCAGGACAGGACTGGAACACCTGTTTTCATGGCCGCAGTTTTTTCGCTGCGTACAGACCCGACTCGCCATGGAGTGGCCAACTCTACCTGCGATTGCGGCTTCCGTTTCAAGTTGACAAGAACGAAGGGTGAAGGCTATTTAGATTTCATTACCTTGATCCAGGATGTTTTTCACGATCGAATACACGTCGAAATACATGGCTTCGGCATCCAGTGATTCATACCCAAGGTACTGTATGTATTCGACATACCACGCCGCAACGTGCTCTGTAATAGCTACGGCTAGGATTTCGTTTTTACACATGGTCCCGAGTAGTTCATCTTCTTGTGTCTCTTCATCTTTTTGTATTCTCTCTTCACTTGACATTAAATCTCAACTCCTTCTAGGACATTGTAATTTGGCATGATCCGCAACACTTCAATCAATGCTTCCTTGTAATTCCGCCTTAAGCAGACCCTTAATACTTAACTCCATGTTTCTTCCGCTAGCCACCGTAAGTGCGTGGCCGGCGGGTCCGCATGAACATGCGGACACACAGCCCTGTAGATTTTCTTGTGGATAATAATTTCCCGACATTGCACCGGGTACTTCCGGAGCAACCATTTCGGGAACCACCGATCCTTAAATGCCTGCCACCAGTCAGCCGGATAGCTCTCTTCGATGTCGATCTTGTGGTCAAGTAATCCAGCGAAGTACGCGCTGATCTCCAGTAGCATATTATCCCGTATACCATGCACAAGCGACATGAATACTTGCGGTGGCATTCTATTAGCTTCCTCGCTGCTGATCGACTTGTGTGTTAATACCCTTATTTGTTCTGCACTGAATGTCTTGATGTGATTTTTTATTACTTCACTGATTTCGCTTTCTTGTTTTTGTTCGGTCACTCAATCCCCTCTCGAATCTCGGCTTTGCGGGTTTTCGTCCAGATGATTGCAACACGACCCCGCCCGTCTGCTGTAAATTCGACAGCCTTGTAGTTGAAGCCCTCACATTTTGAGGCAGGCGTAAGCTGTATTATGTCTTCGTTGTATGTGTCCAGCCATGCGTCAGCCAGCTTGCTAGCGTTGCCCTCCCAGATGATGCGAGAATCCTCCGCAGGATAACGTGGAAGGATACCATCGGGATGAAAGTCGATTGTTTTAGCACCAAAAAGATCCTTGGCCGTCGTAATCGCCTGATTAGTGAGCGCTGATGCGGGAATAGTACGAAGCTCGTTTGTTCCAAAACATCCTGCGGAGTTTCCGTGCCTCCACTTTTGTCCGTCTACATTATTCGTGAATTCAATATATTCATTGCCATTCGGCTCCTTTTTATAGTCAGTCGGTCCCGCGAAACTGAGTAGACCAGGAAGCACAAGATGGTCATCACAGCATTTAACCTGATCTCTCTTGGATAAACTGCGCTGATGCTTATCGCAAACCCACCGCGCTTGCCCATCTAGCTTGGGTCCTGCGTGGCAACACTGCCGACAGTTAATAGACGGCACGGGCAGCGCGGTCTCTCCGATGCCCCAACAGAGAGAGTGGGCTGAACAGAACTTACATTCCCACCAGTCTTGACGGGTAGTAATCCGCTCCGGAACCGCCGTTGCAGTGATAATTCGTTCGGCTTTCGTCATTAGGTTTAAGGCGAAATTCTTGTCATAATGCACTCGCTCGGCGTAAAGTTCGTCGGTGTTCTTATTGCAAGCCAGATAGAGGGCTCGCTTCATGCCGGTCTCATGCATATACGCTTGCATCTGCGCATAGTGCTGAGGCTTCGATGCCTGGACGCCATCTTTCTTGAGCTTTGCGAATGACTTGGCGTTGTGTGTCTTGAATTCGAGAACGTGCCACGTTTTCTCGGCGCCGGGAATGCCCAAGGCTACACCGTCCATGTGGCCGGAGAAGTGACCGCCGAGAGCATACACCGCGAATTGATTGCCGTGCTCATCGGTTTCATGGACGGTGCAGCCAATATCCCGCAGATCCTTGACCATGCGAATCTCTTCTAAGTCGCCGGTCTCAAAGAGCCTGTAAATTCGGCCAGGAAAGTCTTCTTTACAACATACTCGGAACGTGTACCAGAGGTAGCGCTCGCACGAATGCCCGATGACCGAAGCGCCTAGATAACCACGATTCGACTCGGCATCGCCGCGCTGTTTATACGCGACGTAAATCGCCGTAACGATCGGTGACTCTTGCGGGAAGTATTTGGTTACGTCAGCCATTACTGCTCCCATCGCATGAATACTTCGCCTTCCGGCAGCGGACAGTCTGGCTGCCATTCCAACCCTTCCTTGATTTGCCAGTCAGCAGGTAATACTCTTGGCAGTTTTACGCCGGCAAACACATGTAGCCGGCAACTTCGATAAGCAGTAAGTTCCTGCGACGTAAAGGCGAACCGCAGCCACGGCCTTACATCGCATTGCTCGTGAAGCGTGACACAAATTCCATCGGCGGCTGCCAATACATCGTGCGTGCGGTGATTACGGATTACGTTAGCTGTGTATAGGTAGACATCAGCATCAGATGTTCTACGAATTTGGCGAATCGCTCTATGCACTAGATTTGGGTGTAGCATCGGCTCGCCGCCAGTAAGCAGCACTTCGTCATACGGGCTGAAGTCCCGGCACATCGGCAGCGCATCAAGATCCCAGTCGCGATTACAGCAACCATTGCAATTACGGTCGCAGTCAGGGAACAACAAGAGCCGCAGTTTCTTCACTTCGGCGCCTTTACTGTGACTAAAATCTTTCTCGGTTTGGTTTCGACGTGTCTTGCGATCTCGGAAAAAGCCTTGGGGTCGTTGTCGCGATACCACCTGTAAATTTCCAGGTCCAATTCGCGTACCGTTTTTGACTTGATCGGCGGATCGAGAGCCAGCTTCTCGATCTCATCCAGGTCGGCTGAGTAAATTAAGCCACGCTTGACAGTAATTCTCGTCCCATCGGCAAGCGAAATGGTCCGTTGGCTTTCGTCGTTACCTGGCACCAATGCTGCCATCTCATGCTCTACTGCGATGCGCGCCTGCTTCGCAATGGACTCGGCCGCCTTGGCTGCGAGTAGCTCGCTTGCGAGCTTGCGTAGCGACTTGAAACCGTTAGCTGTAGGAGCTTGCGGCATACTTCTTCCCCTGTAAATAGGTTCACATTATTAGTCTTCGGAGGGGTACGAGCAAGAGGGTTGTCGGTAGTCGGCGCGCCGGTAGCTGTGCGTCTCAGTCTCGTTTAGCCGGGGAGCCCATCGGTAGCTACAACCGATGTTGCGACAACCCTCTTGCTCACATCCATGCGAGCAGAGTGGAGAGTCAGAACGGTATACCATCCGGTGCAACAGGTTGCTGAGTATTCTTCTCCCAAGGTCGCAGACCAGCCGTTTGCGCGGGTTGCTGAGGCACAACAGGTTGCTGAGGCGCAACGGGTTGCTGAGGCGCAACGGGCGCCGTTTGTAAAGACGTGGCGACTGGACCGGTAGGAGTCGCTACTTGCTGAGGCACAACAAGTTGCTGAGGCGCAACGGGTTGCTGAGGCGCAACGGGTTGCTGAGGCGGGGTTTGAAAGGGTAAGTAGGTACGCACTTCGTTGTTATCGCCCTTGACCTTAACTGATGCGATGCACATTTTGCCGAGAAGCTGATCTGTGTCGTTGAACCGGCTGACACAAGTAGCACGGCACAAAGCTGAAACCGTCTTCTTGGCGATTTCAATAGTTTTTTGATTCGGATTGTCGATATTAAGTCGATCCCAGAGTTTGCGATTCTTACAAGGGCCGTCCAGGACGGTGAGCATAAGTTCGATGTAGTGACCGTTTCCGGCTTTCGTTTGCTTGATCTCTGCCTTCTCGACTAACACCGGATACTTGCCGGGCGGAATGACATCGTAATCAGCCTGTGGCTCGACGGTAGCCGGATCGAATTCGCCGCCGAAAAATGCACTTAAATTGCCGTTACTCATAGATTACTTCCTCGTGTAAAAAAAGTGGGTTAGCTCTACTAACTTCGCTCCTGCATCGCTGTAGTTACTGCGTCCATGAAAGAATTCCAATCAAGCGGTAGCTCGTATGGTAACCGTCCGTAGGCGCCACGGCCGCCGCCGGGGTGAGCGGGGCGCTTTTGCGTGTAGAGAAAACGGGCCCCGCCGGTGACATCGATGCCCCGCGCCTTCTCTTTATTAAAGCCGACATCCTCTTTCTTCACGACAACCTTCGTGTTTGCGAACAGAATCACGTCGGCCCAACGGTACAGCAAATTCGCTGCTTTGCCGTGAATATCGAACTGGTATTGATCGTAGGAATCACCGGCCGGATCGTCGAAACGCTTGACGGTGACGTGACCGACGATAATAGATGCCATATTCCGCATGGTACGTAATGCGTCGAGCCATTCAGTAATGTGCCGCCAACGTGATAGCGATTCTGTGTAGCCTTTAGCGTAACCGCCGCCGACTTTTTCAATACTATCGACGTTGCCGTTCTCTTGGCACACGTCGGCATGTACGAGCGCCTCCAGCGCGCTGACTGAATCAATGACAACTGTGCCGTATTCATGTGGCTCCGTCTGGAGCGTCCTCAATGCAGTGAGCGTATCGTGCAATGTGTTGGCCGTCGGGAACTGCGCCACATCGAGATCGTCGATTCCCTCTTCTCCCTTGATTGGCAAAAAGATCGGCGCATCGGAACCGGATGCAAAGGTACTCTTGCCAATTTTCTCAACGCCGAGTAAGATAATTCTGGGTGGCCGGCAGGTAGAGCCTCGCGTGATCGAATCGAGATTAAATGTCATAATTACTCCACTGTGATTGTGATAAATTCATCTCCATCGCTAGATTGAGCGCTGGTTTCCACTACTTCCACCGCGCGCTGCACGGCAGAGAAAAGCTGTTCTTCGAGGGTGCGGCGGTCGTCGCGTGGTAGCAAGAATTCGGAAGCGTACCCGATAAAATCCTCATCGATACCGCATATCAATCTGACCTCTTTATCCATCCTTTACCTGCGCCTCCGTCTTCGCCTACCACACTGGACCGGCGCCGACACACGCCGCTTTTCGAGGAATGCTTCCAGGTCATCGGCACGCACACGCAATAACCGCCGGTGACGGCCAGCAGACGCACTAATATCGATAGCCGGCAACTCCTCACTCGCAAGCAGTCTAGTAACTTGCTGTTTGCTTGCGCCAAGTTGCTCGGCGACCTCCTCGATCTTGTAGAGTTGCATTTTTTCGCTCCAATAAAACTCAACCAATAATTACAGCTTAATCAGTCCGACGGTGCGCAGCGCACCGAAAACGGTGCAAATTCTCAGACGAATTCTAGGGTGACGTGCGCACGATAGGCGGATAGCTCAGCCGGGATATGCGCGGCAGAAAGTTGCGCGTTAGTCTTGCTGCACGCGGCACGGATAGCGCCGTCGCTTACTTTCCGGCGCTGCCACGCAACATCTTGCGCGGTCTCAAAGGCTGTGCGTCCGTGCGTGTAAACGTGCTGAAGCAGTGTGAATTGCGTCGGTGATAAACGCGCGCTCACTCCGTTACAATGAACAACCCTCGTTTCGGGGTCGAAGGTTAGCGCCGGACGTGGCTCCGCGCCGTCCAGAAGGCGCGAAGCCGGTAAGTCAACGATAAGCATCCCATCGGCCCGACGGTGTGCAGCATGGATTGCGCGCGTAACGTCACTATCAGATAAAAGAAACTGCATCTACTCCACCGGTGTTAGAAAAGAATTAAGAGAAGCACGTAATATCTGCCAGTAACCGGCGGGGGGGAGGATATTACCCACGGGGCAATAATTATTCTGCCTTCCAGTTCTGCGAAGCCATATTTCGCTTCCATTCTTCTTTCCATCGTTCCGGCGATAAGATGCGACGGGAGTACGCTTTCTTAATCCCTTCGCTTGACACGATAGTTCCGAAATACTGCGCGCTTAGACCGCGCTCACCTTCCGGTTTGCCGGTAACCGTGTAGCCGGCTTGCTCAAGTTGCATGGCCACTTCGAGGGCTATCTCGACCTTAACATAATCTTTGGCGTAGTCTAAATTATCGATTCTCCAGCACGACCCATAGTAGGCTTCGTTGAGAATAGAATACTCACACGTCACGCCCCACCATTCCCAGCCGTCGGAATACCACTTGACTAGCTGCGCGAGTGCCTCGCGCCGGGCGGACGCTACAGCTTCGCGGGCCACTTGCTTTGTGGCGCCGCGTTCGCGAAGATACTCATAAATCCCCCAGTCTTGATCGTCGGGCAGGAAGATAACCACCCTCCCCTTATCGCGCGTGACAACTGAACCACTCGCGTTGTCGAGCACATGATACGTCACGTATTGTGTTACGTTGTGTTCCCATCCGTCGCAATTCTCCCACGGCGCTTCTTGCATATCATAATCGGGGATAACCTGCGTTTTCTCTAGAATGTCACTAAAATCAACGGTGGCCGGCGCAGTCTCTATAGCCACCATAGTATCGCTGTGCCTTACTCTGCTTCTCATAGTTGCATTCTCCAAGTTGTGATAATGCTAAACAAACGAAACCCGGGCAACCCCGTTCATTGCCAATGTTACTACGGGGCGCCGTCCAGGGGTGGCGAACCTATGCCAAATCTCAAATAAGTCCAGGGGGACGCGCAGCGCCACCCGGTAGACTTTCCTGCCGGTTTCGATAATCAGTGTGTGCGCAAGATCCATAAGTAGACTCTCCCTTCTGTAAGCGGTTAGCAGTTACGAAACACGTAGACGCCTGAATCGGCCTCTACGCTGAAGTAGTCACCCATGAACAAGTCGCGGGCGAAGGCTTCGTAGTCTATGTAGCAGCGGAGAGTCTCGGGAATCTCATGGGCATAGCATTCGTCAAACAGTTCTTCGGCGTATGCCCGTTCCGAATCGTATTCGCCGCAATAGGCGTCCTGAAAGCCCTCTTCCGTGGCGTGCTCCACGCCAACATTATCGGCGTAGGCGGCGTACGCTTCTCCATGCTCCTCGATTGCGGCGCCTAGCTCGGCTAGATCGTCCAGGTCTTCGTTTTCATCGATCTTGATCGGCCCGAATCCCTCGTAGTCGTGGATTGCCCATTCTTCGGCGCCGGGTTCCGGGGATGCCTCCAGCATTTCCGCAATCCCTTCGTGTATTACATCGGCGTCGGTTGCGTCGATCCATTCGCCGTGTAAGTGGCCCGCGTTGTAAGACGCAAGGCACGCTACATAGATTCTAGGGGTGTCGTTCATGGTTGCATTCTCCAGGGGGTGAAAGGGCTAGTAACGAATCACTACGAAGCATGTAGACGCTCGAATTGCAGTAACTTGGAAACTTGCTTCTGTTGCGAAGTCTATGCCTATATTATCTGTAGTGTATTCTGTATCCGGTGAGCATAGGCAAATGTCTCCATCGACAAACGCCACCCGCTGTAATGCCTCACTTGTCCGAGTAGAGGATTGGACTACCTTCCAACCGCGAATGGTTTTTACAGTCATACCTTTACGTAGGTCGGTTGCTTTCATTTTCATTGCGCCTCTTCCCATCGGTAAGGTTTAATCTCAGTATTACAATCCGGGCAACTTCTCCAAGGGTGAAGTAGTGAAACGAAAAGCAAAACCCGGCCGGGGGCGCGACTCCCTGGGATGCGCTGCCGGGCAAGGGAAGTTATCCGGTTGGGTATTGGGCTATCTTTAGGGTGCCCCCGCAATATGGACAATGGCCGTTTCCGTCTTCGTCAACCCATAACACATCGGCGCACGGTTCGGGCTGGTCGGGTAGGTCGATCGGTAAAGTACGCTGCGCGGGGTTCGGCCGTTCGGGGTAGTCGGGGCGTTGGTCGGTTGCGGGGTAGTCCTGCAATTCTGTATGCCCCCGCCCGCAACACCCGTCGGAATACCAATGGCAACTATCGTCGGTATCCCAATACTTCCCGCAATCGTCGCAATAGATCGACGCGCGGGCGTTGTCGAAAATCGACGTCCCATCGTAGTCGGCTACGTCGAAAGCTACGGGCGTTGTATATCCGCCCCGCGCGTCGCAGCCCCCGTGAATCTGTAGCATGACGTGCGCCCCATCGTCATCGGTCCAGTAGACGTATTGCAGAATCTGGGAAAGCAAGTCTTCCCCGTTGTACGTGTTGACGGTCAGCGGTTCGCCCTCCCCGTAGATCCCGGCCGCGCCGTCCAGGGGTTCGACAAACGCCCGCGCCGACGGTAGGTCAAGGCGCAGCCCTTCCCGTTCGACGTATTCCCGGTAGCGCTCGTCTAGTTCGGGGTTGTATTCCAGCCGATCCTTCAGGAAGTGGTAGACGTTGACGGTGGGCACAATGTCCACTTCCCCCTTGCGCTCCCAGAATTCGAGCCGGCCTTCAGGCTGCGATTCAAAGTCTGCCCCTTGGTTTTGCTCCCAATTCCGGCCGTAGTAATCGCCCGAATCCAGGAAGCTACGGCCCGTGTTCTCTTGGAGCATTTCGGCCAGTTTGTCGGCGGTTGCGTCGGTTGCGGTCATGTTCGTTATCTCCGGTTGGCGGTTGTGGTCGGTTGCGTTGTGTTCGCGGGTGTCGATCAAAGGGGGCGACAATGCGGGGGCAAGAGGTTTTCGTCAAGGCAAGCATGATTGCGGCAATCGGTTCGCCCGCAAGCATCGCAGCGCGATTCGGCCGGGTTGTCGGGTTCGGCTTCGTTCCACCGAATCGAAACGTGGTAGTACGCTTCGCCCGTTTCATCGCAGCCGAATTCGGCCGCTACGCTTGGCGTTGTGGGGATTGCCTTCAGCCCCTCTTGCGCCATGATTCGCGCTTCCATGCCTTCCGTATCCCACCCATCCGTTGCGACTTGCTCTAGGCAATTGTCGATAGCTTCGGCCGGGTTATCGCCGATGCCCGTAACGACATTGGCGAACCGGGTAAACGCAACCCCGCAACCCTGAAAGTATTGGGAATGCTCTATTCCGTGGTCGATCAATTCAAACTCACCGATAGTT